TAACTTTATCAACATTAATTTCTCGATATTTTTTAGAGTACATCAATTTTGCTTCAGTATTTTTTTTATAATATAAATCACTTCGTTCTAATATTTTTTTTTTATTTTTATTATAATACTCTACTTGGTGTTCTTTAATACATAATTTACATCTACCTTCATATTTTTGAGTGTCCTTACGAAGAATAAATTCGGTTAACTCTTTTTCTATCTTACATTTCGTACAAACTTTCATAACAATAAATATCCATTTTATATTTTTATTATATTAAAATAACGATACCCATATTTTTCAAGGTCCCCAACATTATCAACTTCCCCTAATCTTTCAAGTCGTTCTAACACGGAGTTTTTACCTCTTTCGATGAAAACGTTGGATTGTACTTCCGCTTCATCAATTACGTTTAATAATACTTCATTTTTTGTTATTGCAGAACAAACCATCATGTCGGGAGTCATTCCTGAAGAATAAACTGTAAACACAGTGGTTCCATCATTATAATCATAGTAGTTAATATCATTAATTGTATAGGCGGTGTATAGGTTATCTATTGATGGTCCAAAAAATGTCCCAACATTTCCTGATGTTCCTGTTACCTGAACACCTATCTTATATTTTCCAGCAAACCTTGTTGGGTCATATTTACTACCGTATTGTTCAAGGTCACTCATAGTTGAGTTTGTGTATCCTGTAATTAGGAATGGAACTGTTGTATAATTGTAACTTGATTGGTCGTACACATCACAATTAGAGTCTCCTGTAAATAAATAATCATACATCAATGAAGTCCCCGACCAACTACCTCCCGCAGGAGTAAAATAAGCCGTCCCATTAGGGTTAGTTGCAATAACATTCGTAAACGGTACCGTAACATCTTTTTTAATGACGTTATACCCCCATGGACTCATTCCCGACATTGTAATTGTATATTCACCATTTGATGCGTAAGTATGGGTATAATAGTTGGGAGCCGTAATAGGAACCAATTGTGGTGGGGAACCATCTCCCCAATCAATCTGATAAGTTGCAAAGGCCAAATACTTTTTAAACTCGGTGTCTGAAGTATTGTAAAAATAATATGTGTTCGGGGCGTAGGTTGAGGCGGAAAATAAGAAATTAGTCATCGTATCTTTTTGTAACACCATTCCATCAAATACCGAATAATACCCGATATCAATTGTTGTTTCACTAAGAAAAATTGGGATGGTCAATCCTGTTAATAGAGACGTTCCATCTGTACCACCTGTGACTATTTGTGTCATTGCGGAATAAACCCGAGTATAACCTGTGTATTGACTAGTAGTGGTTGTAGTTGTAATATCACAACAAGGGTCACCACTTAAATTAAATTGTGAATTACCTGCATCATAAGGAACAAGAAATAAATCTCCATTAATAACTTCAGGAGAAATCCGTATACTATAATATCTATCGTCCATTATGGGTTAATATATTCATACCATTTTATTGGTGAGCCCGCACCTATACGGTTATTTAGATAATCAAAAACCTCGTAAGTTTTTGTTGTATAATCTATTACCACTTTATTAAAGAAATATTGACCATTATCAAATATGAATTTGTCCGACAAGGATGATTGTGGTTCATTCATCATCTTAACAAAAATACCAAGTCTACCATCAAAAAATTTAGCGGACATATAAAAAGTGTCAATATTTAAAAACGCCTCATTCTTTAACCAATAAATAAAAAACCCTTCTTTATCCCCAACAAAATCTAACGTATATGATGGTTTTCTAATATTAACATTTGGGGTTAACGGTGATATACTCGCACTTTCTGTTGCTCCCTGTTGTACAGGAATTATTATTGTAAAATAATTTGTTTGGCTTTGAGTGTCCTTTGTATCATAAAAATCAAGTTTAAAAAATGATTTTGTAAACGGTTTCTCGTAATAATAAATTTGTGTACTTGAAAATCCTGAAGGGTTTGCGTTTGGGAATTGATAACTATTAACCCAATCCGTTGACACCGTTGACGCGCTTACAGGTACACTAGAATCGTAAAAATAAAAATCATACTTAATTTCTGTCTTTTGATTTGGGATGTACGGTGAATGACTAAATCTTAATATTTCGAAGTCTTTTGCAACCCCAATAATGTCAACTAAAACTTCTTCTTCATAAAGTTCAATACTGTCATCTCTACCATAGAAATCCCACTTGATTTCAATAGGTAAATCAATTGACTTATTTCCTTTTGGAATGGTAAATAAAAATTTGTTACTCACAAGGGTCTATTGTTGGGTCTGCGATTATGGTCTGTTCATTATAATTAGTTCCTTCAGGTATTATTCTAAAAATAATGTTTTTAAAAGGATAATGAACACCGTTCAAAAAAGGATAACTAACACCAATACCTCCACTGTCAACAAAACCATAAGGATATAAATCCCTCCAAATAAATAAATTTTTAGTTGTTGAAAAGTGTGAGTAGTCAGGAATTCCTACAACGTTTCTAATATCTCCATCTTCAATATAATCCGAAAAAACTCTTGTGGTTAACACATGATGTGGTTGGTAGTAATACCCAAATTGATTGGCAACGGTTCCCCCAATTTTAAAAACAAAAGGGTTAAATCTTAACTTATGAAATATGTTTGATATTGTTCGTTCTTTTTGGTCGTAATCACTCCATTCACAATAATCACCATCAATAATATCCCCCTCCTTCAAGGATTCAATATACGTGAACCCATTAAATGACGATGAAACGTAAGGCGGTATACTCTGAGCGGTGGTGTAGGTTCCAACAGGTATATTTGTGTCTGAATTTGAGTTAAAATTACTCCACCAATAATCAGGTGCCCCAACAGAATTAAGAGGTAAATTAAATTCCCATCCTTGTTTTAATCCATGATAACCACCTGAACCGTCAGGTAATCCAAACATCCACCCAAAAAATCCTTTATACACTACAGTGAAGAATAATTCAGTAATTGGTCTTTTTTGGTTATCTCTAATCGGGTTAACTCTAACATCTTTATTAAACGATAATGTATAAGATTGTGACCCTTCTTTAACTGACACTCGAGCAACTTGATTTGGGGTAAATCCACTACTTTCATATTTCTTTTTTTCTCCGAAAATATTTTGTTCAAACCCCGCCTTAACTAAAACCGCGTTTTCCGAATCCGTCAATATCTTATTTCTTCTAACGTAATACGTTGAAATTGTGTCGTCTTCGTGTTCATTCAATATTACTCTTTTGGCAGTTCCCGTAACCCCGTCACTAAACGTTCCCCCTAAATATCCTACATCAATTATATTAAAAACATATTCTTCACTACCAAAAGTGTTAGACCCTAAAGAATCTATTTGAAATAGGTCAGTTCCATTGTATGAAAAACTTAACTTAACAAATTCTCCAACCATCATACCATGTTTAACAGGACATCTAAATGAAACGGTGTTTCTACCATTATACACCGTATTCTCAATAATGAACGGTATACCATCACCAACAATCCAATTTAAAATAATATTAGTTTTTTTATCGGTCGCCCTCATTGGTTTTGTATAATCATTTTCATAACCATAACTAACAAAGAAATTCCAATTGTAACTTGACGCACTTTTTGGTATGAATGTTAGATGTTCGTTCGGTGGTTGTGTATATCCACTAACATTATAATCAGTTCTAATAAAATCAAATTCATTATATTGGGGAACTCCTGTCCACGAAATCGTTGTCGCACCACTAAGACATTGAAGGGCTGCGGCCGAATCGGCATTCAAATAATATAAATTATTTTCAAATGGAGGATAATTGGTAAATCCTGAGTATGCGTTTTGAAATAAAAGCGAAAACTTACATGTTGGTCTAATAATATCTGAGTTTTGTCGTTCATTATCAAACACCTGTTCTAAATTAACGTCAAGACTTCTATCAAATTCAACATTTTCTTTTGCCGTCTGAATTAATGGTACATTGAACAATAGTGTTGTGTCAGGTGCGGATTTATAACGTAATGAACCTAAAATTACTCGTATATCTTGTCTATTTCCCATGTTAATCAGTTATTATTTCAAATCCAATCCATTTAGTTGCAAACCTATCAAATGACGTTTTACCTTTTTTAAGCCCAAAATAAAAGTGGTATGGAGCTCCTACGGTTATTGTTCTCGGGAATATAGTGTTAGGGTCTTGTGATGCAAAATTAGGATTATAATCACCTAAACTATCAACAGAATAAATGTATCCTTTATAGTCTTTGATTAAAGTACTAACGTTTGTTCTAAAGTATCTTGAGTTTTGTTCTATTCTATCTAAGGTCTGATATTTGTGAGTAAAAAATTCTGCATTTAGAGTATTGGTGTACCAATCATTACTTTGTGAACCAAAAATACTATCTGTATCCCCCACTTTTATCTCCCACTGATAAAAAGGTACGGATTGGGTAAATACGTTAAAGTAATTGAATGCACATGTATCTGTTACCATCGCTAGGTCATTAATAATGGTTCTTTTAGGACTAATAAAATCTCTAACCTGTGTGTCAGAAGAAAAGAAAATCCCAATAATACCATCTGCAACACCTCCACCATTAAAGAAAATTGGGTCTTGAACTAAAGGAATTGACGGGTAATTAGATGATTCAAAGTCGGCAACACCTAACTCTGAACTTATTGATATCATTTGAGCGTAATCCGCATCAACAAACAGTTTAGTTCTTTGATTAAAATACGAAAGAATGTTTCCTCCGCCAGCACCTAATAACTGAGCTAAAAAACTTGTACTCGCTAATCGACTAATAATAAGTAGATTTAATATTTCCGAAACATCGGTAAAAGTTGTTGACCCCATTTTCTTAACAACGTACCCATCATAATCATCTGACATAACAATCTCTTGAAGAAATTGACTTCTAGGTCCTAAGTCCATGATAGTTGTTGGGAATTTTAAATTCTTGACATTCCCTTTATATGCCGAATAATTTGGAGAGTCGGCACCAATAAATTTGGTACCATCCCAAGGACTACTTCTGTAGTAAAAATTATTTGTTGGGTGTAAAATCACAGTATCCCTACAATATTTACTGTATGGTGCGTTTGGTGGGATTGAGGTAGGACTTGTAAAAAATCTATCGTTTTTAATATTGAATGCGTATAAGGTGCCGTTAATCCAATTGTTTGTAAAAATATGAGACCAAACATCTCTACAAGCACCAAAGGTAATTTGTATTCTTGATGACCACTCGGCAACTATTTTAATATCTTTAACTAACGATGAGAAAATTTTTGTTATGGTAATATAACAACCATTTTCCATAATTAATTCATTGTTTGATGTTCCGTTTTCATAACAAGGGTGTGGTGACGGATAATAATTAAATTCATTAGGTACAACGTCATTATAACAACCTAACGGTATCATTGTGTTACAATTAAACGTATCTAAAACAGACCCCGTCATTGTCGATGAATCTATTGGGTCAGGTCCCGCCTCAGCAACCGATGGTGAATTACTATTAATTCCTTGAGTATTAGTTACGGTACCGTCATCACCAATTTGATATGCGGAAAAATTTTGGTTTTGTTGTAACGCGTAACTATTACCCGCACTATCAAGGGTTAGTGTTGATGTCGGAAGTCTATCTGACCTCATAATGATTTGATTACCATTTGGTCCTAATACAAGTGGGTATGTGTATATATTTGAGTATCTTGGCGCGTAATAATAACCATTAATTGGTGGTGATGAAGGTGATGTAGTCGGTAAGAATGCTGGAATTTGTTGTAACATAACAGAACCACCATCAACAATTTCGTTATCAAAATACCCTCGAGTATTTGAAGTCGATGTATTTGAAATAGGTGTTAAATATAATGATATACTATTACAAAATGGAATGGATATAGGATTAATTACCGTCCATTCGACATTAAATCCGTTTGATGGGAATGAATTAACCGCTGCGGCAAGAGTAGGTCCACCAATAGAGTGACATACCGAAGATAAAAATGGCGCTCCCGTTGGTTGGAAAGTAGTTAAAACCAATGAATCCAATGACGAGTAATAGCTTGGTAAGTTTGATGTGAACGCACTATATGATGCAAATCCAACCGAAGATGGGACAAAGTGAAATGAATCATAATATAAATTATTACCAAATGAGTCGGTATTCAATACGTTTCCAATCATTGTATGTCTAACCGAAGACAACCCTCCTTTAATTGGTTGGTTTAATTTATACGAACCTGTAACCGTTTTTCCCGCAGTCCCCATTGGCCAACCAAGTAACACACTTAGGTCATATGTGTTGGTACATCTTGACGAATATGGGTCAACACCTCTAACTAAAAACACCAAAACCTGTGAACTACCATCAACAAATAGTGATAAAGGATTGTAATTTAAAACAGGAGGTGGGTATGACATCACACAATTATCGGCACTTAAATACGTAAAAAACATCGTATTAGATAAAAACCTTTTATTTAGACTTAAATCACTCGCGGCGGGATTACAAGACCCCGAAAAAGTGTTATAAGTCATCGCAGTTATAACTTGAAAATATTCTACGTCCATGGGGAACTTAGCGTAAGTCGCATCATTAGTATTTCCGGTTATTTGATATACCATAGTCTGAGCCGGTAATCCATTTGCAGCATTAAAATTTGAATACTGTATAGTTATAGTACTACCTGTAGCGTCATTAATTGAAGTTCCCGTAATACTTTTGGTACCGTATTGGTTGTATGAAGTAACCCCTGTTAAATTTACGTCCTGAGACAATGAGGGGTCTTGGAAAGAAATGAGTTGTCCCGCGGGAAAAGTCGCCAATTGACTTGGTTGACATGAGATAACCACAACATTATCATAATGATAATTAGTTGTAGGGTTATTTGATGGGGTATTAAATGTCACCTTAATTCTATTAACACCTCCAAGTACGCTGCCAGGATTTTGTCCGCTTAAAGGTTCAAAATATTTTGATTTATTGTTAAATAAATTTATTCTTTCCGCCAAAGTTAAACTTGACGTAAACATGTGTCTGTCATCACCGTTCGAGTCTTGTCCATAAGTTTGTAAAGACGGCACTAATGATTGTGAAGTAGGGTTAACGTTATCAATTGCTTTACCCGACATCATTGATGCGAATGCGTCAGGATAAGTTAAAGATGGTAGGAAATAACCTACATTATACTTTGTTGAAAGTGAATACTGAGATAAAACCCCATTTATCCCTGAATTAGCAATTATTGATTCGGTATCAACTGGCACTGGAGAAGTTCCTGCCGCATCTCCCTCGACAGTGTCTCCTTCTTTACAGGAACATAATTCACAATCAGGGTATGATAAGTTAGGTAAACGTAAATGAGTAAATAATTTCCATAAATTTAACATATCATCAATTAATTGCTGCATGTCATCAAACGTAGGACAATTAGGTCCAGTAATATTAATTCCTGGTAGCGCATTTATTGCATTAATAATAAAGTTAATAATATTACATACTATGATTATTAGGGTAAAAACAATTGCAACAACAACGGCTAAGATTGGACCTAAAATGTATTTTAATAAGAAGGCTAATATATGAGAGACAATTAATAATAAGATGATAATCGGTTTAAAGACGAACATCGCAATAACAAATAAAAGATATATAATATCAAATCTTAAAAACGAATCGTTTGTTGGAAATTTAACATTTTCGCTTTCACAACTATCATCTAAAATGTGTTTTATAGTAATCATTCTATTTGGGAGAAACCCTTTTCTATATTGGTCTATCATCTGTGACACGGTATACACTTTGTTATACAACATCTCATAAAATGTGTCTTCACAATTAATTGCCGATTGTACGTCAGCATAATCATTCCAATCTAAACTAAAGGCATATGACTTAATCGCGGTAGAATACCCCACACCTGTTGTTAATGGGTCAGTACCAGAAGTTGTCCATCCATATTCTCTAACATTAGGAACTAAAAAATATCCTCGTTTAATCGCCTCACTTAATGAAGGTGATTGATTCCACTTAACCTTAAATCGATACTTTCCTTTTGTTGGTATACCTTGTTTAGGGTCATTTGATAATACTCTTTCTCCAAATTCATTTGTTATGACATAGTCTAAATTCATTGGGACATCTACTAACCAAGCACCGTTTTCATCAATAACTTGTCCACCACCTTCTAATGAAACAGTTTCTAAAACAGGTTGACCATTAATGTCTTGAGCAATGGTTTGTCTTATCGCCAAAATTTCTCCAGGTCCCGCAACTAATCCGCATAAGTTACCTTGTTTTAGTTTTGGCTTACAATTTCTTTTTTGGAATTGGTTCTCAGTGTTTGATATAATTGACCCCATAAAAATTGATGTTGGGGTTATAGTAATATTGGCTTCATCGGTTAAGTCAAAGTCGGTTCTTGTAACACCTAAATTACAAACCTCGGGTTGTCCCCATAATGGTTCAACTTCTATAACACGATTAATACTAATAATCTGAGGTAACTCATTTAAATTTGTCGAACTTTTAAACTTTGTTCCCGCAACTTGAGCGGGAGTGGCAACACCCATACGAATTAAATCCTGAGGCGATAATGAAAATTCTCCAATGTCAGATAAGTCAACATCAACATGAATTGTTTGTGACCCTGTGGGAACACCAAATATCATATAATCACCACTATCGTTAGTCTTTGCGGTATACTTAAAATACTTGTCGTAAACCTCAATTAACGTTGGGTCAACTAATACATCATGTTTATCGAAAAAAGTTCCTGTAGGGGAGTGATTACTATATGATGGTAGATATGGTAATAAATTATATCTATATCCATCTTCGTTTAATTCGGATAAAGTTTTATAAGGGTATAAATCAGAAATTATTGGGTTTGTTGTGTCTTCATTAGTCAAAGGAATGAATACCGATATTTTGGCGTTAGGTATTCCAAAACCATCATTTGCGGTAACTCTACCAATGATAACTCCGTAATCAGAACATTGTCTTGTGTATATTTGACTCTGTAATACTTTAAGAGATAGAATTTCAAGATATTCAAAATCTTGGTCTATTAAAATCTTTATTGACTTATCTACACCTACTTGAGTTCTTATTCTATATGAATTCGACATTATTAATCTTTTTTGATAAATAGTTTATATGCTACTTTCAAAAAGATAAATCATTATTTAATAAAATAAATTATCAAGAGAAATTAACTGTTTTTAAATTCTTAACCCTAACATTGATATCTTTACCAGGAAATCTAACTTGATATGTCTGACTTGGTTCGGCAAAAATTGTCTCATCGACCAAATCAATTTCTCGAGTTTCTGAGTTTAGATATTTTTGGGAAGTTTGTGATGAGGAGTACTGTCCTCCAACTTTATTGAAAACTTGTATACTTGAAACAGAGATTACTCCGTTCTCACTTTGTATTTGTCTTCTAATTTCAGAGATATATACATTTTGTCCCATCTGTCTATGTGAAGGGTCAAAATACGTTGACACTATATTAACAATTTGTGAAATTACCGCCCCTTGATTTTGACTATTATCCAAAACAACATCAAGGTTCATCGCTAAATCAATAACACTTGCGGTCTCAATTGAAATGTAGTCATTAATCATTCTATAGTTAGATAGGTAATTTGCCACATTATTTTTTAATGTATTTGAAACTATTTCGGTTAATTTACCTGAATCATCATAAGATAACATTTTAATTTTAATCTTATTGTTCTCCTCAGTAATTGCCGCTTTAGCAGGTGCCCCGAATTGTGATGGCATTGTTCGAATTAAAGAATCGTAATCGTTTACAGTAACCGCTCTATTTTGTGCCGAAAAATTAAAACTAACTAAATTTCTAACTTCTTCTGTTGTCGGAGATGCCGACCCACCAATTGCCGCAGTAACATTAATACAACTTAATGAGTTAACAACACTTGTATTTATTGAGTCCGATGGTCCATTAACAAAGAAAGAAACGGTACCAATTTGTGTAATAACATTAACACCTAAATTACTTCCCGTACCACCACCAATTCTATATTGTATAAACATGGTTGTGTTGGCCTTAACCGTACTACCTAAAGCTAAATTATTAGAATATTTGTATAGATTTAAATTATACCCATTTCTTGCGAATTCTCGTAATTGTTCGTCAGCAGATTGTGTGCCACCACCAAAAGTCATTTTTAAGAATCCTTCAGGAGTAAACTCGGTTATAAACTTGGTACTTGTTGTAACATATCTTCCAACTTTAATTCCAGGTTGGTCAGAAACTTTAGTAGGGTCTTCGATGAATACTCTATCCTCAATTAACGCCTTAACCTCATACCATCTATTGTCCAAACCTAAAAACTCTTGTGACGAAGGCATATTTGCATATTGGGTACCATCTTTTAATAAAACACTTGTCACCCCTAAAACATTTTTTTCAGGTAGAAACAGTTCAAAGAACGGTTTAACATCATTAGGTGTCATTACTCTTTTATAAACTTTAGTAATACCATTAACAATGGTCTCTCGTTTTACAATGGTATAATTAAGTAATTTGTTATTTGAATCGAAATTAGGTATTTTTAATCTATTAGGATACCCATCAGCATTAATCGCTGATGCAAAATCAATATCGTAAACCGTTTCAAACACTTGACCTGCTCCACTAACTTGTGACCCTCTTCTCAATATACCACAATATCTTAAATCTTCTTTATCACCAAAAGCGGGTACGGTAATTGAAAAGTCGACTAAAGCAACTGAAGGTCTTTGACCTGGCACCTTTAATCCGTATGTTCTTGCAATGTTAAAGATTGATGACCTTTGTTGGGCATATTGTAAAACAGTTTCCTGAATACTTCGGTCAATGTTGAATTGTAAGTTATCACTAACTGCGGCGTTTAAGTCCAATAACGCTGAGAACACTGACGCATCATTAAAATTGTCAATTAACTCGGGATAGTATGTTCGGGTAAAATTAATTAATTCAGTTCTTATTGACTGAAAATCCCTTGTCGTATACGATATTTTTTTATTGCCCATATATTATTAAATATTAATGATTACGAAATCACTCTGATTAAATGCCGAATCTGTAATTATATAATCAATTTTAATTTTAGCGGTATGTTCTTTCTCACTTATACCAGGAACTCGATAAACTCTTACGTCTCCTTGAACATAAGTTCCTTTATCTTCCTCTCCATCAGACGCGGCAGTTACACTTAGTTTTGTTATAGTGATTCCTGGGATATATTCAGAAACCGAGTCTCTTATTTCCGCCTCAATATCTGAAAATGTTGGACCATCCATAGGTTCAAAAATATATTCATAAAGTCTTGTTCCAAAATCAGGTAAATAATATCTTGTACCTTTTCTAGTTAATAATAAATGAATTAAGTTTGCCCTAACCTCTTCATCACCATCTTGTGATAAAGAAAGATAATTACCTTTTAAAGAATCTCTAAAAGGGAAGTTAACTCCATATGTTTTTCCTTCTGCCATATACTATAAATATAGTGTCGTAATATTTTCAATAAATAGATGTAAAATAAAAAATCACGACACTGTGTCGTGATTTCTGTCGTGATTATTTAATAACCACATTTCCTTTTTTATTTTTCGGCTCATATGGGCAATTTAAACATCCATTCCCACAACAACTACCCCTTCGTTTATGATAACTTTCCGTCATCACCATTTTACCTTGTTCCCAATAAAAATCGGTAGGCAAATGTTTGTTTTTGGGGGTAATTTCTTTAATATGTAATTGGACAATCCAATCGTTAGATACGTTTACAGTCATTTAATTCTTTTTTCTCTGATTATAAAACGCTAACAACACTTGATATGTTAACGTTACATTATTTCCCCACGATATTTTTACCTTTTCCATTTTAAAGATTATTTTATTTCACATCCACCTGCACCACAAGCGATTTCTCCACTTAGGTTTGTTTCATCAGAATGTTCTACGACTTTAGTTAAGTCAATTGATTGTAATTTAATTACCATTGATTCAAATTCTTCTTTAGTACAGTCAGTGAATGGTGCTTGAATATAACTTCCACCATCATGAGGTAATACAGATAAACCATTATAGAAATCTCTATTATTCCACATCCAATCTCCCGCCAAATCCCAATCTTCAGGTTTTAAACTAATTGTTGCAGATACGTTGTGCATATTTGAACCCCCTCTATGTCCTGGTCTAACCCACTCTTGAGTTACTTTTTTAACTCTTTCCAATAATTGAAATGGACTTTCTGTTCTTAATATCGCACCTTCAGGGGCCTTTTGTGGTACCGAAATAACTGCGGTATCATGAGGTCTAAAGAATTCATCTTCAACTAATTCAGGGTGATGTTCGCTTAAATATTGATAAATAGATTCATTTTTTCCAACACGAATTCTTCTGATATAATAATCATTATGCCAAGCGTGAATCCCTGAAGATGTTCCTAAAGTTAATGATGTTGTTCCCGCAGGTTTTACTGTTGTAGTTCTTGCCGATTTATTAACACCGATTAATTTTGCAACTCTTTCGTTTTCTTCTTTAACAATTTTTGCCGACTCTTTCATGTTATAACCTAAAACAACACCCGAACCGATTCCCGTCATAGAAACACCGATTAACGCGTCTTTCTCAGTTGTTCTTTTCCAAATATCTCTTAAATAGTGGAAGTTAGTATAACCCGCTTGTAGTGTTCCAATAAACGCCGCCGCTCTAACACGGTTATTTAAATCTTCTTGTGATTCAATGTCAGAAACATTTACTTCACATAAATTACAGAACTGATTAGGTCTTAATGCGATTTCACAACAAGGATTTGTTCCCCAATCTTTATCATTTGTAAAATAAATTCCTGGTTCACCTGCTCCTGAAGCCTCAATACGTTTCCATAAATCCATAAAAAATTCTTGAGTAATTTTATGTCTTAATAACGCCGCTGAGTTATTCGCTCTACCTCTTTGTGGGTTTGTTTCCCACCAATTACCTGACTTACAAGAAATCATTTCTTGGTCATCAGCACTAAACAAAGAAATTAATGCTGCTCGTCTAATACCTCCCGCAAGAACCGCGTCTGCAATATGACAAACCATGTCATGAACTTCAATAGGTGTTAATTTGTCTCCGTCTTGTTTTGATTCTAAAATACCTCTTAATTTATGTAAACAATCTTTAAGTGGTTGAGGTCCTGGCGCCTTTCCTCCTGATGTTACAAGTTGAGCCCCTTTCTGTCTAATATCGGAAAAATCAAAATCAGGTGTTGATACTTGTTCCCCAAAATAGGATTTGAACAATACTTTAATTGCGTCCGCCCATCCTTCGATTGAGTCTCCGATTAAGTATCGTCTTTTTCTATTCTCACTTGGTTTTCTTATTTCAGGTAATTTTTCTACGTGATGTTTTTGTACTGAGTAACCAACACCTGTTCCACCTAACAATAAAAACATTGATTCAGAAAATGCGTCCAAGTGGTCAATTGGTAAATAAGCACAGTTATAAATTCTGTTTGGTGATATTTCAATTGGTTTTCCACCAAATTGCATTGACCTCATTGATGGTAATACTTTCTTATCATACACGAATTTATATACCTCTCTAATCTCATTTTCAAGAGATGGGTATTTTTTAATGTGCATGTTTATGTTTCGGGTTACTAATTCTTCCCAAGTTTCACGTCTGTTTAATTCAGGTACAAATTTTGCGTACTTCATATAGACCGTTAAGTCCGATAAAATCTTTTGTGATGCGTCCATAGTTCTACTAATTCTTTTTTTTTATTTTTTTGGTTATTGTTTTTCTCTTTCTTTTCTTTTATCAATCAAATCCTTGATTCGTTGTCTATTTCTTTCTTCTGTCTGTTCTTCAAGACCTAAGAATGTTACTGATGATTCTGTATCAATATCTAACATACCGTTATCAAATTTACAGTTTTCAAATACAACACCATCATCACCAATTCTTGATTTTGTAATTGCGATAGTTGCTAATTTCATTTCTTTTTGTTGTAGTGTTTTTGCCACCGTAATAATAACGTGACCAACTTGTGCCTTTTTAATTGACCCACCCATTTGGTCTGTTGTAACAACTTCAGAAGAAATAGAGCTTCTGTTACCTTGGGTTGCGGTCCAACCAACTAAGTCAAGTTCGTGACACATCGATTCAAATGCTCTCATCACAGACCCTTCAGATTTCCATTCGTCACCAAGGTTTTTATTAGGTACCACACAATCAATATAATCAAGTAATACCATGTCAATCTTAACACCGTCAGCAATCATTTTTCTGATTTGTCCTTTGATTTGTAACATAGTTACTGTATCAGATGGTAATTTTTTAAGTATTAACTTATTCTCCATTGAGTCTTTAATCTCTTTGACTTTAGCCATTACTTCTTCTTTCTTCACAGTTAACTCATCAGGATGTACTTTCGTCCATAGTGTGATGTGTTTTCTTTGAATAATTTTAGGATTATCTTCAAAAAATATTTGTAGAACATTATACCCTAAATTAAATGCGTGGTTTGAGATTTTAGTTAACAATGTTGACTTACCAACACCTGTTGGGGCTAATACCACACCGATTTCCCCTCTCGCCAAACCACCTTTTAAGAGTCTATCAATACCTGGGATACCCATTGGTATTGGGTGCCTATAATCTTCGTTTAAAACCTCATCTAAATTATTAAAAACGTCTTCCGTACCATCTTCTCTTTCTCCCACTTGTAACGCCTCTCTAACGAGTGCCTCCAAAGTATCGTAATTCTCAAATTCACCACCGTCAATTACTTTTTGAGCCTTAGTAATTGCTTTTTGTAACTCTTGTTGTTTACAGAATTTCAACGCTTTCTCTTGAACAAATTCTTGTCCCTCAGTTGGCGCGTCTTTAATTTTTGTTAACGTATCTAACACAATTTTAGACGCCAACTCTTGTTGTAGTTCTGATTTTGTAATTTGTTCTAAAGTGTCAAACGTTGGAGTGTGTTCGTATTTGGTGTAGTATTCCTTCACCATTTGAATGATTATCTTAAAGTATTTGTTTTCAAAATAATTGTTCTCAATTACGTCAATAATTGACCTTGAAAAGTCTTTATCAACGATGATTTGATTTAATAATTGTATCTGAAAAGTACTCCCTAGATAATCGAAATTTTTATTTGACGCCATATAATTTTAGTATTGTTTAAGATAAATATTAAGCCTTAGTCGGAATTCCAATGTACTCGTATGTTAAATTTTCTGCCGAAAAAATGTCAGTCAAATCCGAAAGTATACTTTTTATGTGCGGGCGTATGTCTACGGTGTATCTTATCTTTGGTGGGAAGATTTTTGCGTCCATCCTTCTATGACAAATTGTCATATCTCCGTCCTTAATAAAAATGTTAAAATTTTCAGGACCATTAGTATATGATGTTTCAAGCATCATAGGGTTCTGTTTAATCTCGTAAGAATTGTCCAACAAATAAGTTGTCGCCTTCATTTTTAACTCATACTCTAAAGTATTTTTTAACTCATAAAGATACTCATAAAACTCGAGTGAGTTTTTTGCTTCAGGGTTATAATTTCTAACATTAAAAAATCTTTGGACGATGATGTTATCGTTAACCATCATTAAAAATTCTAACTTTGTTGTTTCTTGGTCTTTCATAATCATTATTATTTTTTTTTATATTTTTTCTTCTCTTTTCTTGTTAATTTTAGAAATGGGGTTAAGAAGTTTACCCAATTATTATCTCCTTTAGGTAAAAATTTAAAGAATCCATCCTCCATCATCATTTTAATGATATTCCTATGTCCTCTCCCATCTGGGTCTAAAGATTCTGTGTAATATAGTTCTACAAGTGTTTTACCTTCATCGGTAATTAGTGGGTTTGATAAGTCTACAATTTTTTCATTAATCTCAAAAAATTCATTTCCGTAAATTCCTGTTTTTGTTTTTCCTGACAGAAGATTTTTCAATACTGTATTATCTTTATCCTCAGATAACAATCTTTCCGCCTTTGTTAAAATATCGGTTATATTAACCTTTTCGTCAAGTATCTCAGGAAATAATTTGATTAAAGTTTTTTCCCCTAAGTAATAAATCCCATCAATATTATCGGATTTATCTCCTGCCAATATTTTATAGGTTTTTACGTTCTCATGTGGGATGGAATAGTCGTAGATTTTGATTTTATCCCCGTTCTTATACGTTTGTTTTGCTGATGGGGAATAGACACTCACCTTATCGGAAATAAGTTGTGTAAGGTCTTTATCTGACGAAAAAATGGTTTTAAATTCGTTGTGAGAAATCTGACAATAGTAAGCAATTAAATCATCCGCCTCATTATTGGTGACATTTATTTGTCTAATAAACATCTCCTCTAAATATTGTTTTACTCGTTCTTTTTGGGATTGGAAGGAACTCTCTTTGTACTCATTAATTTCCTTTGTGCGATTTTCTTTGTATCTCGGATAGAGAAGTTTTCTACTTAAAGAATTTTCTTCTCCATCCCAAAATACAACTACTTTATCAAAATTTTGTTCTTCAATAAATCTTCTAATAGTATTTAGGAAATGCCATATACCACCAATATGTTTACCGTCATGATAAAAATCTTTTACCCCATGAAATCCAATCTTAAGGAGGTTATTCCCATCGACTAATAATGTTTTTATCACTTGTATTGGTGTATAATTATGACTGTTCTCTTTCTTCTTTTAAATCAAAATCACCATCTGTTCCGATGATTTCTTTCCAATAGTCGGCGTATTCTTTCTTATATTTTTCAATAGACGCCTTTTCTTCTGTCGCCTCTTTTCCCGCAATAAATCCATGAGGTGTTACGATGATTTTTCCATCTTCATAACCTAAACCATTAATATGGTTTTTCATTACAGATACTTTAGTTCTTGATGCGAACTTAATTGTTCTTTTATCTTTAGTTGCGGTAATTTTAGTTGTACCCGCACCTTTTTGATTACCAAATAAGAATACTAAAGAAGAGTTTAACCAAATAGCCTCACCACCTTTTGCTTTAATTTTTGGTTGTCCGAATGGATTATCAGGTAACTCAACCCATGGTTGGTTAACAATGATTAACGTATTTTCAAATTTTGAGTCAGCCTTACGACTTCCTGAAATACGTTGGTTAATCCCCATCCCAATTTTATCCGCCAATGTTGACGCGTTATGTTGTTTGCCTCCCTTTCCTTCAAAAGTCATTTTACAAGGAACAGAACCAACTGAATCCCACATAAAGCATAAACTATAATCTAATTCACCTTTTTCTTGAGCATCTAATAGAGAGTTAATGTAATCGGTAATTTGTTCTATATAACTAAAGTTATTATTGAATATGTAAAATCCGTCCCAATCTAATTCTCCTGTTTCTTGGTCAACCACTTGCTCACAGTCAAAACCCATTAGTTTTGCGTGCTCGAATGACCATTTTTGTTCTGTAATAATAAACACAGGAAGTATACCTTTCTTTTGAGCATCAACCGCAGTCTTTACCAATGCCGTTGTCTTTCCTGTATCTGAGTGACCTAAAAACATATTCAAATGTCCTATTGCGGGTCCTGGTAAACCAACCGCATCTAAGAAATCATTACCCAAATCAAAAAACCTTTGGGGTTTGTATTTCGCGGACGTTGAGAATTTATCTTTAATTGACTTAAAGTCGTTTTTCTTAATTGCCATATTGTCTATGTGTTATTAAATGTTTTGTTAAAAAATAAGAACTTGGACTCATACTTGGACGCGATGTCTTAGTAAGTGTCCAAGTTCAATAACTTAGAACGGTAATTCTTCGTCAGGTTGGTCACCCGCTTGTGGGTCAATAGTTGGTTGTTTTTCAGATTTACCCCCCATAGAAATTTCTGATGAGTCAGAGTTTCCATATGCGTATCCACCTTTGTCGCTATCCCAACGTGGAGTTTCTCCTCGTGCGATTGCTTCAAGATATTCTACAGGTTTTTTAGAATAAACGTCAGACCAAGTAAGTTCGTCAGTAATCCAAGATTTTGCGGTCTCGGTGTCTGTGTGAACAGGTCCTGCGTCTTCATACATAACAGTTTGGATAACCGTATAAACGGCACCTTTAGGGGTTTTTGCTTTGGTTAATTCAAGGATAATGTCACGACCTGTTGTTGTGTCAGTAATATCACCTTTAGCTCTCCAAATAGGAATAATTTTGTCAAGGATTCCTTCATTCTTGTAATTGTGTTTGAAACGCCAGAATTTAACTCCGTCCGCCTCATTATCACGGTCAATTACTTTTACGATGTAAAATTTACGAGGTTTGTATTGTTTAGCAAGTTCTTTGTCAGAATCTCTGCCCGTAGACATTAATTCTTCGTTAACTTCACTCAAAGGTGAACGTTCATTATCATTCTTGCCTGGGTCGAATAACTTTACCCATTTTCCGTCCACTTGAATCTCGTGGAACCATACTTCTTTAAAAGGTGAAGAACCATCAGGTGTTGGTAAGATTCTTAATCTTTTTTGACCTTGTTTCTCGTTATCCTTAAGGATTGCCGCGAAATACTTTTTCAATCTATCTTCTTGAGATATTTTTGAAGTGGAAGTATAACCACCTTGTTTTGATTTTTCGTACTGTGCCAGTACTGAATCTAGGGAATTGTTTGTCGCCATATAATTTAAGTTTTAATTGTTTAATAAGTATAAGTGTCAGCCTTTGTTTTGTCAAATAATTTTAAAAAAAAACGGTCAATTAAGACCGTTAATTTACTTTAGTCTCGAAAAAGTATCAATATCGGTGTCGGTGTTTTCAAAGTTTCTAAAACTTTTTTTAATATCACCAGGAGAATAGGCTTCAACATCGTCTTTGGTTAAAACATACTCATTTTTTCCTGACTTTTCCATATCTTCTTGTTTATCTTCAAAAAAATCGGTTAGTTTTTGATTAAATGGTCCTGAATCCAAACTTCTTAATTCTAATTTTTCTTCAGGAGTTTTTACTCTATATTTTTCAACTTTAGCTTCAAGGTCATTTAATTTATTCATGATTGAATCCATATCAGAAAGTTTACTCTCTAATCCTTCAAGGTGTTTAAATAAATTATCAAAATATTCTTCTTGTTTCTTTTCAACACTTTGTTGTGATTTAACTAAATCAGTAATGTCAAGTTCTTTTGATTTTTTTGATTCCCCTCCAATTTTTTCAACATCGGGGTCAGATGAAATATCTACAGTCTCAGGTGGAACATCCCCTCCAACAGGCGGTGGTGGCGGAACTGCTCCTGCATCAGGTGGTGGAGGAACTGCTCCTGCATCAGGTGGTGGAGGAACTGCTCCTGCATCAGGTGGTGGTGGTAATGTCGCATCTTGCTCAGAGATATAATTGTTAATACTCTTATATCTCATTACCTCATTTAAGATTTTTACGTCTATTTTCATTTTCTTATCCATTTAATAATTGTTTTACTCCAGTAATTGTTTCAACTTGGATTTTTTTATTTTTAGACATAGTATTGTCCACTCTTTCGATTAGACCGTCTTTCATTCTGATTGTATAACAATCTCCTGTATCTAAGTCACAAACTTGCTTATTACCGTCACCCAAATCTTTTTCGGTGTGTCGAGTATTTTTACCTAAGTAGTTATCTAAAATTAATTTTGTATTCATAATTTCTTTTTTATATAAATATATCAAAAAGATAAAATGTTAGTTCTATCTTAGTTTTATGGTGTTGGTGTTGGTGTAGGAGTTGGTGTAGGTGTTGGTGTAGGAGTTGAGCTTGGTGATGGGATTGCATTCCAAATATCCAAAGACTTTTGTACTTTAGACTCAATATTAGATAATTGTGTTGGGTCCATCTGAGAATATACGTTTGGGTTGTTTTGGTTAGCTCCAAAATATAATATCCAAAATTTAGTAATTTCTTTTGCGGACACGTTAGGTAGAATTATCATACTATTTTTCCATTTTTCCAATAGAAGTGTAACATTATTATTTAAATCGTCAAACACTGCGTAAGGTAAAGTTGTTGTGTCAGATTTTAAACAAAAATAATTCGGATTTCCTTCAAAATACTTTTTAGACGGTCCCCAACTACTTGACAAATCAATACCGGCAAAATTATTTTCATAGGCTTCTAGCCCTGTTGATGTTGATGACTCTAAATACAATGCCGCAAACACCGCATACTTTAATTTACCGTCATCAGGAATATTTCCTGAACTCATCTTCATTTTAATTGTTGTCATAACCTCCTTAAAGGTTACTTTATAACTTTGGGGGGTTATTGGTATATATCTATCATATTTCGATGCAGGAGTACAAGCCTGAGTTTGTGTCACTTCTTTACCCCCATTAGCGTTAGACACAACTTTATTCTGTTGGGAAATAACATTCCCTTTGGAATCTTTGGTAACTTGTTTCTTCTCCTCTTTATTTTTTTCAATTATTGTTTGTAATAAGTTAGTTTTAAGTGATTGTAAATAAGCGTCGACTTTAGGTAACGATGCGATAGGTTGTCTAACACCTGTAATATATGTTTCAAAATTTCCTGGGGTAATCATATGGTCAACACTTAATATCATATATGGACCACTGAACATTGGTACATGTCTTAAATTAAAATACATAGTTGGTTGTATCATGGCATTTCCCATCATAGTAATCTGACAACCATAACTTCTATTTTTATACAAATTATATAAAGAAGTATTTTGAGTCCCTCCTTTTCTACCACCTCCTTGATTAGCAAACTGATTTAAAACCTCCATACCTTCGGCAGTCGCCTTTCCCGCACTTTGGTCAACTTGGAAACTTTTAAATATTTGTTGATTTTGTGTTCCAATGTCAACATTAAATCCAACAACTTTGTTAGATTTATCCCAATCTTTTTTACCAACTTGGTTTTCAACTAATGGGTTATCACTAGCCCTACGTAAATCAAACGCATCATTTCTATAACGGAAATCAACATTATTTTTTAAGTCCAACTGTTCACTTGGTTTACCCGCATAAAAACAAACCATTTTTGACGATGAATCTCTATAATCAACATTTAAAAACGTTCCAAATAATGTATTTGCGAATTCCGTGGTACCCTCTATTCTTGGTACGGGATTTTTAACCGCATCTTGTACATTATAAAAATTAACGTAAGATGGTATATTCATAACTACAAAATGATTTTCTTGTAGAATAGTTTGGACATACCCTAACATGGTGTTCGTAGTATTAATATTTTTCAATGAGTCTTTTAACTTGTAAACATCCACCAAAATTTTTTCTCCAATATTTCTACTTGCCCTATCTAATAATAACACGTCCTCAAATAATGTCTTAGTTTTAAAATCATTACCTGAAATCCATTTATCGTTTAATGCTTTAAATGTTTCCCATAATTCAACTTTAGTTTGGTTTCCATCTAAATCCGATTCAACTTGTCCTTCCACACCAATTGTTGTTGCTGGTAAGGACCCATGTAACTTAGGCATCAAATTATCAATAATTTTTGCTTGAAAATTATTAATGTCTAACAGATAATTTGTCATCGCGTTATAAAACGCCCCTTGTCCCGCATTATTAGTAGGACTTGGTACTTGTGGATACTCATCTTGTTGGGCAAACACCGTTTCAACAATGAATTGTTTATCAGTGGCTACTGTAGATAAAGAACCAAAGAACGCAATGATGGTTTCATTTATTAATGTTTGAGTATTACCTGTGGTTGTTGGTAAAAAGCTTGGCAAACTTTCATACAATATAACCCCCTCCTTGTTTGATAAATATGAAATTTTTTGTGGCCCAACTTGTCTAACCGTAATTGTATCTCCACTTAAAAGAGCGGTAAATGAAACTTTTTTACTTGGTGATGATATGGGGGGCTCAGGTGGGGCAATCGGATTACTTTGGAATTGGTTTAACTTCTGAGTTGCATATATTTTTATTACTGTGGCAAATAATTTAATATTATCAACGGTAAACGCCACATTCAAATCAACAAAGAAATCTGTAATATAAGAACCATTGTTACCATAAACTAACTCAGGTATTTCTGAAAATCCTACATAAGTGTATAACGTTGACCATTCGTTAGGGTAGTTTGTTTTAGACGTTATTAGTGACACTCCCCCACCATTAGTCGGTACGGCATTAGGTGTCATAACAGTATAATATTCCCACTCATAAGGGTCGGTTAACGGTAATGTTGAGAACGTATAAAATAATTTTTTATCATATAAAGACGGATTACCATACTTAAACACCACATCGTAATTTAAAAATTGTCTTAAAATATTAGTTACATTACCTACTTGTGAATCTTGTATTTTTGTAACAATGTTAGAACCTGTATCCCCCGTTACTTTTGGAACTTTTAATAAACTCCTAAACATCATTTGGAAATTTTTAAATGTTTTTTCTGTTTCAGTCCCTGGACTACCTGACTCGCCAGGGGTATAGTCATATACCGACTTCGAAAAATTCAAAAACTCTGTTTCAAATCCGTCTAACACGTCTTTTTCAAACACAGATAACATTTCACTCATTTGTGAGTAATCATTTGTCACCCCGTTTATTGAAAAATTTTCTTGTTGACTTTGTCCTGAAAAAATGTGTTTCATGTAATCAAACGGTGAAGGTTTTTTAAGTTTTGAATTATCGAAATACCCATAATTTGGTGCTCCCCAAAATAATCTAACAGACCCATCATACATTGCTTGATTTGAGTTTACCTCAAATTTCATTTCGTATGACGACCCACTTGGTTTAAAACATTCATTTTTTGTTTGATTTAAAAGGGACCCTTGAGATGGCATTAAATAGGTAAACTTTGTGTCAGGGGTGTCAACACTAACCGACCAAGGAATTATTCTTAAATCTCTTAACGGTATTGCTGGGTCAAATCCTTCAGCAAGATTAATAATCGCATCATCAACGTAATTAATTGAAACTCCTGAGGTTATCCCTGATTGTATTGCACTATCAGTATATCCCGAAAAAACTTCATACCCTTGACAAAACACATTGAAGTCGTTTATCAACTTGGGATAAAATCCTGTATTTATTAAAGTAGAAATTTCAGAGCCAATAATGGTGTCTTTTTGTAATACAATATCAATTGGTGAACCATTAATAATTAATCCATAATTTCGAGTATTCGCACTTGTTACAGGGTCAAAATTGGTTGTATAACTAAACCCTGACCAAGAGGTGTCTAATATATCAATATTTTTTTCAATATATGTTTTATATCTATACCAAATTGAACCAAACTTTAATACCCATGCGTAAGGTAGTTTATGAACCGCACCAAATTTCTTAAGAGCCGCAAAAATATAATCTAAATCAGTCGCAGTATTGTTATCGTAAGTTTTAAACTTTTCCCTCATTGTCGCCAATGGTAAACTATTAATAAAAAGATATGCCGAAGCGATGAATGGATATTCATCATTATTTCTAAAATTTTTAACCCCTTGTTGAATTGAATTGATAAAGTATGGTGTATTTAACATCGAAGTTGTTTGGTTGTTGGTTACTTCACCACTATAATTAAAATACCTAACATTTCCTTCAGTAATCAATTGAGTTTCAAAAGTTCTACTTTGATACCATGTCTTTAAATCTGTACTATTAATAACATTTGGTGTTTGTCCTGATAAATAAACAAAGTTAGTTATTGGTCGAATACTATTAGGTGTGTTTATCGTAATAAAACTAGTAATTAACTTAATATTTGGATTATATTTTAAAACTTTTGTAGTATTAAGTGTTCCGTTGGCGTCTAAAATTGTTGTGCCATTCGCCAAATATTTTTTATCCCAATTCTTATTAGTAAATGGAAAAGTATCCCCTAAATCAAATTTATTTGACGTTGTCGAACCTGTAATATATTCTGACATAGCGACCTCATTAGGTAATGAAACCGATGGTTGTGATTCAGAACTATTTAAAATATTGGCGTTAATAAACTCAAAACCTCCATTAGTAACATAATTTTTAATGTATGGAGTATTATAAATTCCTCTAATATAATTTTGCCAACTTTCTCCTAACCCACTATTTGAAAATTGTCTTAGGATTGTTGTAAAATTAGTTGCATTAAACCCATACTCTCTTAGTTTTTGAATAATGAATGGGTTGTCGTTCGATAAACTTTTAACAATGTTGTTGTTTTCCGATTCCGCAATTAGATTAGTAAGTTTATCTGCGTCCGACACAAAATTATTACTTCTCGAAAGTCTAGAATAGTACGAGGTTAATATAATCCTTTCGTAAATTTCAAAAAAGAATTTAACCTCTTCTTTATTACCGTAAACCCAATTTCCAATCGGAAATTCAATTGCGTCTAATGATACTCTTTGGGTTTGAGTTAATTCGTTGGTATTGGCCGTTGGGTCGGCAGGTGGTAACGTTCTTTCAGTAAAACCTTTAATAAATTCTTCAACAAATTCAATTTCGGGCCAAACATTAAATAGATATCCCTTACTTCTATTAATAATTTTTGGGTCACCAGGGTATGTTATTTCATATTTTTCTTGTCCATCTTCTCCCGAAGTTTCAACAATTAATTGTGGCCATGGATATACAGGTTGTTTAGAATTGTCTCCCGAGGAAAGATTATCGGCAGACGCTCCCGCAACTTGTTTATCAAAGATAATTTCTTTTCGATATTTGTTATCCCTTTGGTCCCAAGCATTAGTATGAACATCATCCATCATTCTTAAAAATGCCTCTCCATTAGCAAAAATTACCGCCAACACGTTTCTAATGTTTGGTATAAATCCAATACCATTAGCTTTACTTTGTAATCGTTTGGATAACGCATCGGTTAACTCAGTCTCAATTTGTTGTCGTTTTTCCTTTAACTCTTTAGATAATTTATCAAGTTTGTCAACAAATCGTTTATTTCCTTCAAAAACGTGATACACGTAGATTGGTTGTTGTTTACCATCACGTTCAATCACTTTACCCGAATTAAATATTTTATTCTTTTCTAACTCCGCTCGTAAATCAGTTAATTCAGGCGTTGTAGGTTCTTTATCTTTATTTTTTTCTTTAAAAGTTGTTATTAAATCAACATCTTCTGATGTAATCTCTATTGGAAAATCACTGTAATCAATATTACAAACTATTTTACATGGTTTTGAGGTTTTATCAATTGTATAAGAACCATCGGCTCCAACAGATTCATTATTATTTAATAATGTATTTTTTTTCTCAATAATTCCTTTTAACTCCGAAATAGCAACACTTTGTTTTGTAGGTGTGTCAAATTCAGGTCTAAAACTATAAATTTTAGTCTCACTATTAGTCAAACTAATTCCGCTAGATAGTACCGTGTCTTTCTTTAAAACAAAGTAACTTTTTTTGTCCATATACTTATCAAACCAAGATGCTCCAGCCGCATAATAAACCTCTTTCCCATAGGCAATTATTTGTTTTTGATAATCATCAATATTACTTATTGGGTCCAAATTTTGTTTACTAAATGTGTCTAAAATATTTTTAACAAAGTTTTCAATTCTATTTTGCATTTGGACAAGAGTAAGTTCAGGAAAATCGTCAGGGATTAACCCTTTTGTTTTGTATTCACTATACATTTCTTTAACTTTCTGATAACCTCTTTCATAAATGGTGTCATCAACGTTTGAGAATTGGCTAGCATTACCACTTGTTGTTTGTATCTTAACTCTTGATTTATACATGTGCGGAGCGGCAATTAAGTATCCCATTGAGATTTCGCTTAAAATCGTGTACTTATAGGTTAAAAATGTTAAGTCGATGTGGAAGTTCCCCGAATTAGTGTTATATCTTGAAGTAAAATCTTTTAACATTATCGGTAATCTAACCGCCTTACCATAATATCCTTTTATCGTTAAATAAAATAATGGATAAGGTAAATTAAAAAATGCCGCGTAAGGAGAGTTATCCCCACCTTCAAATAACGCCCTACCTTTCACATCTTCCATTTGTATATTAACGGTTGACATAAATGAAGTATTTTGTTTAATAGTAATGTTAGTAATACCTAACAATCCATTATCTGTTGCTCCTGGCTTTCCTCCCGAGTTAATTGTTTGTCTGATGTAGTAATCGTCATCGTTTTTAGGGTTGGTTACTGAGGTCTGTTTTGGTTGGTTAACCCCTTTTCCTTGTATGGCGTCCTTTCCCGTAAACTCATCGGTATAATCGTTATCTAAAAAAGTTTTTCCCCCTGGCTTTAAAAAATTCATTGACGCAACTGAAATTGTTTGTATTGCGTCATTACTTGCCGTACCCAAAGATAATTTAGTTCTTGGTATTACCTTACACTCCAAGTTAGCGTACATTACCAAATCTTCCTGTCTAACATGTCTCTCTGATGCAACACCGTTCTCATCAACAAGTTTGTTTGGGTCAACTATTATAATGTTGTTATAGTCAAGTTCGACCAATATATTTTCTGGTTTATCTACCATAATAGAAGAAATGATTGTCTAATTGATTTTTATAGTCCTGTAAAGAAGCTACTAAAGGAAATGGAATTGTCAAGATAGCACCGTCAGGAATATTCCATTCTTGTCCTCCATATGTCGGATTGCCTTGCATAATTAACCACCCAAAAGTTGCCGAACCATAGTATTGTTGGGAGACTTTATCCATTCTTGATTGCCCGACCTTGTATATGTACCTCTTATCAGTAGATTTAGTGGGTAATGTGATATAGGGAACAACAGTTTGTTGACCATCAAGAATAAAATTGCTATATCTGTTATAATTTTGTTTTGCCATGATTAATCAAATTTAATTTTTCCAATATAAGTTGTTTTATCCAGAGGTGGTGAATTAACTGTCCTATAAAGATTTTGAATGTCAGATGTTTGGGCCTTAACTTTTGTTGGGTCAACAACAGTAGTGTACGCAAACTTCCTTGTCTTGCCTTTAGGATACATGGTTTCCTCAATACCGTCAGTTAATTTTTTATAATCTGAAGATTTTTTTAATTTTGTGAACATTTTTTCTTCATCTTTTAATTCTGATTTATAATCGTCAGATAAATCATTAACAATTTTTTCAAATTTATTTTTTAAGTTTACAGGGTCTTTTAATGTTGTTAAATCACCTTTAATCACATAGTTAATAAATTCATCTTTTTTATTTTTATCGGAAAGGATTCTTGCCATAAGAAAGAAAAAAGTTTTATCGTAATTCCCAGGAACTGATGGGAACTTATCCTGATTCAATACCTTAAAGTCACCCCCACGATATGGGTCACCTTTAAATGCTATTTGATAGTCATCACTACCTAATAAATCGTTAAATTTAGTGGTCGCAGCATTTAGTGATTGGAAATCATATACTAATTCTCTGTAGGTTGTGTCAGGTATATTAGTTCCCGTTTTACTTGATTCGCTAACTTGGGTTGTTGCCGACAAATTATAAATTCTGGGTGTATTAGTATCTAAAAGTTTACCGTCAGTCAAATTCGTAACCAAATTAATTTTTCTAATTATCTGAACATAGTTTTGTTCAAAAACCACGACCTCTTGCATAGTTGTAGTAATTCCATTTGAAAATGTTGTTTCCAAACTATTAACATAATCAACCATATTAGTTCTAACGTCTCTGATAGCTTTTGAGTTTGGGTCAAAGTTTTTTAATAAACCTTTAATGATTGGGTTATTAGTACTGTTTATTGCAGCAATTGCATCAGTAAATTGTTTTTTGATTTGGTCAACATTTTTTTCAGTATAATTTGGTTTTCCATAAATATAAACTTGTCTAGGAGTACTAACAGTCCCTCCACTCGCATTTCCACTATCATATTCGCGTTTAGTATTTAACATTTGTACAACACCATAGTTATAACTTGAGTTAACACTTTCTAATTTATTGGTAAGTAATTCAAAATAATTTTTAGTCTCGGTTAATAAACTATCCATAATTTTTTGATATCCAATTTCACCTGTTTGTCCACTTGGAACAGGAATATTAGTTATAATTTCTCCAATAGTTGTTCCACCATTATTTGTTGCAGGGTTATCAACATTGGCAACAGTTGCGGGAGTCTGAGACGCTAAAATAGAATCAACAACACTTTTATCTAATGCTGAAGTATCTTCAGTCCAAACCGACCTTTCATCATATATTTCAGTATTTGCGTAATAATTAAAGGATAGTGCGTTTTGTAGTCTTTCCACGGGTTCTTTTAATCCCATACCTCCAATGATATTGAAGTTTAAAGAAACACTGGCAATCATTGGTTGTATACCAATACCTTCAGGATTCATATCAAATAATAGAGGGTCATAGGTAAACGATAGTGCTGTTGGGATGATTTTACTATTAACAAAATCTCCTAATCTTAAAATTAATACGGGTGGTGCCCCGAATGATGTGTTAACCGCATCATTATATTTTGGCTTACCATCAGTACCAATTGTTGGTATTGTCTCACCAGGTCTAACACATTGATTTAAGAACGTTAGACGAGCATTTAATCCTTCAGGTGAAGTCGAGTGAAACGCAGGGTTAAAGTACTTAATCTTCTCTTTAAATGAGTCGTAGACCATTGGCGCCTCTTGTTTAATAACCTCAAAGTAATCACACTCAGATAAAAGTCCTCTCAATATTTTTTTAGTAATACCTTCCTTAATTTTTTTAATTGTGTCAACTGTTGGTGCGGGTTTTGGTACATCAACATTCACAGTTTTAACTTCTTTAATTGGTTCAGGTGGTACCACAGGTTTAGGTGGAATAACAACATCAATTGTTTTAACTCTAACTCGTCTACACGCCATTGCACTTACCGAATATATTTGTGAATTTGAGGTTACGTTACCATCTTTATCTTTTTGATTAACTTTACAGTCAACATCAAATCCTGTGGTTGTTTCCGCTCTAGGGATTACCGTTTCTTCACCCGTACCTCCCGCAGATTTAATAACAAATCTAACCTCACCATCCTTCATAAATGTCCCTAACGATACCCCTCCATCACTATAAGTTCTAAAAAAGTTTTTAATTGAGTCAATTCTTCTATCCGATAATGCTTTGTTATAATCAACAGACGCCGCCGCGGAGGCCGACCCTTCCATTGTAACAGTAATTGTTCCTTTAGGGTTATCCGTCAATAGTTTAATGGCGTCTTTCACAAATCCTTTACTAAATGTATTAAAATTACTTATTACCACATTATTAAAAAACCCTTCAACATTAGCCTCTTTATCACCTGTGTTAAATATTCCCGCTGAGATGCTAACATATTTGTCAATATTAGTTTTTGCGGTATAAGTCCCATATATAGATTGATAATCGACCGAAGTTGTTGTACTAGGACTTTTACCAGGAATATCATTTTCAAAATAGAATGCAAAGTCTAAATACTTATTTTCAAACTCCGCACCTGAAGTATCGTCAGTTACTGCGGTTGTGGTATTCGTATTCGGATTATTACCTGTTGTATCTGTATTTTCTTTTGGGATTGATTTGTTAATTCCAGCCAACTCTTCATCGGTCAATCTTGGGTTATTTAAAACTTGTTGATATGTAAATAAATCCGCAGCAGGAATTGTATTATATTTTTTCGCCAATTCATAGATATCGAATTTAACACATCCCGCAAAAAACGAATCCATGATTGAATTAAGTTTTTCTTTGTTTTGACCTTTTAATTGTTTTTCAGCAACAATGTTCATTACCGATGGGTGGTCAACAATCATCTTCCAAGATAACGTTCCCGTTCTTGAAGTACTTTTATAAGTATAAATTGGTTCAGGTCTTCCTAAGAAGTCGGTTCCTTGGAAAGAAGGCGTACTCGATTCATTAAATTTAATGTCATATGGTGGAAACCACATAACTCTACCCCCATTTGGACCTTTTTCACAAACAGGTAATTCATCATAAGTAAACCCTGGTCTACTTGATGTTCTCCAAGCCAAGTTCTCAATTGAAAACATGTATTTTTTGGCATATCCACCTCTTCCGTTTTTATCGTCAGGCATAATGTTTGTCGACCCAGGATTTTTTAACGGGGCAATGTTTAGGTTGAATGTATTATCAAAAACGGAGTTCGTAAACCTTCTTCCTGACGTAGTGATACCATCAGTTTTTTGTAAATCATTATAGGTATAATATGGTGTATCTTTGGTAAATACTCTACAATACTCAATACCAACCTCACCCCCTGTTGTGTTATCAGTATATGAAACTACTTGGGAACCTTTAGTTATTTCTTTATATCCGTCATGGAATACTTTACTAACTTGGTTCATGGCGTTACCAACATGTTTTAAACGGCTAATACCTGTTACGTTATCCGCAGAATCAATTATTCTTTGTGTTTGGTCAAGTATTGACGATTCTTTAAAGGTAATGTTTGTAGACTCTCCTTTTTGATAACTTGAACTAATTTGATTAAACTCTTGGTCTAAACTTCCTGACCCTCCTCCTGGCGTCGCATGAAATCCTGCATTACTCTTATATTTAGGTGACACCCAAACAAATTGTCCATCAATACCCCCTCCATCACTTGACGATTTACCACCTAAACCAAAATTTAATTTAGTTTCATTACCTTCATAAAGAATACCTAATTCAGATGGACCATAAACGGGTGTTTGTACTTGTTTACCAAATGGGTCAACAGGTACTTGATTAGGAGGTGAAGTAATTGTTGATGGTTCGGCATTTTTACTACCAACATAATAACCCCCAATAAGAGTACCATTATTAGGGTTAATTAAATTAACAACTAAATTAACAATCGCTTGTCCAACACCCAATAAACCACCATAACTCTTATCATATCCCGGTTGGTATCTATTGTAATTAATGTTTGCAAATAATGCCGACCTTTGTCCATTACCTGTATTGGCTAAAAATATTTGTGAAGGGTTTCTTGTCTTATTTAATATTGGGCCTAAAAAACCACCCGTTAATTGATTAACCACATTTAATGCGGTCGATGTTTGCATTGATTGACCACCATTAAGTTCGTTCTCATTAAAGTAATCGCCAGGAATTGGTGATACGGGCCAATATGCTCCCGCCAATCTTGTTGCCAAATCAACCGCTGCTAATATTGGGTTTTCAGGTACGGTAATTCTCCAATTTTTATAAATTAAAGGTTGTTGACCTGAAAGTAATAAACTAATTTCAAAAGGGTCTTGTAAGGCTTGTAAATTAACCGCACCAACTGTGTGTTGATAAATTTCAAGTGCAACCCTTTCTTCAAAAGCGTATTTTAAACTTTGAGCACCTATTTTAGCCAAATATGAATCTTGTGATAAAGGACCATTACTACCAACAGGATTTGTCGATGTTAATATTTCAAATGGCGAATAAAATGACGCGGTAAATTGGTCATAAGGTAAATAAAGTTTGTTGTTATTTTGAATACTGTCAATAACAACCATGTCTTTAAATCCCCCTTCAGGTCCATAAATGTTTTCAATAAATGCGGCATCAATAAAAAACTCATTAACTAAATCTAAAACAGTATCTGTTGGACTATATTCCCCTTGATTTGAATTAACAGGTAGTGGTGGATTATTATATGTAATATTTAAATTATAACCTCCATTTGGTCCATATTCATTTAATGGATATAGTTGTTGAGCATAAGGGTCTTGACTAATTAAAGTGTCGGGAGAGTCAATAACGTTTGAAACAGTTTGGGATATTTCATAATTCAATGAACCTGATGGTGGACTGTAAACTCCTGGCACAGTATATTTTGCCAAATTTTTGGCCATCAAACTGTTTCTAAAACTCGATGTCGATACAAAAGATAAAGTACTCCCTGTCATGTATTATGTTTTTTTATAAATAGAGTTTATATCTATTTTTATGCGAGATTTGCCATTTTAGTCATTTGTTTTCTCGCCTCAATTGGGTTTGACCCGTTTGACCCGTTAGCTTTACTTAACGCACTTTGAACGGCTCCTATTAACGCTCCCTGAACAGATTGGTTATTAAACGCTAACATTAGTTGTGCAGTATCAACATTCGATGGGGCATCAATCTTAATATTTAAATTAATATTAACGTCTTCCATTTTAATGTTTGAAGTCCCCATTGAAGACCCTCCACTATTAGTTGAGTTTAAATTTTCAATCGCCTCTTTCCCTTTGGTCAGACCAAAAATAGTATCCGCAGGATATGGTTCAAATCCCCCCTGAGGAGTTTTGATAAAATCTTTAGGAGGAGTTATTTTTTCATGTTCCGCAACCGCACCTCCCGCTTTTTTCACAACATCCCCCATTATCTGGATGAGTGGATTAGTTGACTTTGATAAATCGTCTATAGCGGTTTTTGTATTCACCCATGACTCATGAAGAGTGGTTTCTAAGTATGTTGCGGTTCCTGATGCCGCACTCATTAAACCTTCCATCCCCTTTCCATCACCAACGGCTTTAATAAAATTATCTAAACCACCACCAAGATTTTCCCTAACTCCTTTAATAGATAGGTTTTTACCTGAGGCCATTTTTGGTAGTACCCCTGAGACTTCCCTTGCAGCGTTTTCCGCCATTGTTACTGATTTGGTTCCCGCCAAACCAAGTCCTGTTCTATGGGCGATTGAGTATATGTCGGCCTGTATTTTTTGTTGTGTGGTTAATTGGTCTTTTGCCAATTCCTCCATTGTTTTTGGGGCTTTTTGGGACGCCTCAGTAATCGCTTTAACATCATTTTCATTAAGTTCAGTGACGTTTTTAGTTTGAACATCTCCTTTTTCATCGGTGTACGTTACTTTATACTCACCCCCCTTACCCATTTCGGCCATATTGGCGATTAACTTTTGAGTACTTTCATCAGTTATATCGTCCGAAAATTTGATTTTACTCATTTTCAAATCTAAATCTCCCGCGGCCAAAGCCATTTTACCCAATTGACCTGCAGGTAATTGCATCGCCTTTTCAAGTTCCATCATCCTTCCCTTTTCTCCTGGTAAGATTTCAAACCCTGTTCCGTCAGCTTTCAATCTTGTAAATGATTTTGACATTTCCGCGATTTGGTTTTGAAGTTCGGCAGGGTCATTTCGTGACAAATCCATTAACTTTAATGGGTCCAATAAATCTCCTTGAGCAACACCTAATCTTTGCATTGCCGCCGCCATATCAATCGCTTGTTCAGGGTCAAATAATCTATTTGCAATATCAAGAGTTGATTTCATGTCAACCCTTAAATTAACCGCTTGCGCAGCCATTTTCGCCATTCCCTCAACACCTCCTTGAAAGTTGTATTGATTCATTGACGCCATGTTTTCAACAACTTGTTTTGACACTTGGACACCGTTAACCCCAATTGACCTTGAGACATCCATAACTTTTTGCATTTGGTCGCCAATTGCGTATACAGAGTATCCTGCGTCTTTAAAACTTTTGGTTAATGAATCGGCTCCTTGGCCAGTTACTTTAGTGGTTGCGTAAAGTTTTTCATAAGATTGTGAATTTAAAATTAAATTGGTTCCTAATGTTTTACTAATCTCCGACTGAATCTTAACAATATCACTAAACCCTCCACCTAAAAGAGTAACACTTGTAACGGCTTCGGCCATAGCCGCCTTAATCGCGGTTATCTGTTCTCTACCTTGGCCAAAAACTTTTGCAACTTCGGTTGCTCCTCCCTCAACCTCAACAAGTTTCTTTTTTATTTCGTCAACGTCAAAATTAGTTAGGAACGCCTTTTTAAGTTCGTCCATTAAACTTTGGGTATACCCTTTAATATCCTCTTTTAGATTATCCTTATCTCCCATTTAATTTGTTTTATTATAAATACATAACACACCCATTTTTTATACTAATTTTTGGGTGTGTTATGTTCAATGATTTTTTCGATAAGGAATTTTCTTTCGTATGTTGGCATACGATAAAAATCGGAATATGATGTTCTAAGAAATTTCGCCATTAGATAATATTCCTCGATGAGGTATTGTCGGTAGTTAGAAGAAAGGCCGAAAGAACTCCACCCCAAAGGTTATCTCGAAAGATACCAGTTCTCCTGATGGGGCGTTTGTTGTTCTTCTTAGGTCTAATGACGGTTCGTTATCTCTCATGAAGTTACGAATGAATTTAGAATCCATAATTGGTAAAGACTCAATAAACACCGCAATTTGTCCTTTATCTGTAATTCCGTCAACCTCCTGAATTTGTTTATTTAATCTCCATGTAACTGTTGGAGCAACTCGACCTGCAGGGTATTGGTCACCTAATTTACCTAATTCCAAAATTTCAGAGTAAGTTAACGGTTTTAATTTAACCGTTGAACCTGATTTAGGTAGTGTCGTTAAGAATAACCCATTTTCATCAGGTTTAGATTGAGTTTGTTTAATATTTAATTCGTCTAAAATAATTGTTGAGTTAAACGATTTACTTGTTTTGGGGTCAATCAAATTAACAACATATTCAGGACCAAAAGAAGTATTTCTTAAATAAATCATAATCGCCTCAACATCACCATTTAAAAGCTCCTCAGGTCTTAATTCACTTTCGTAAATTTTACTTCTAAGTAATGTTAAAATAATGTTGGTATTTGCGTTTTGAGCGGCACCAATTAAGATGTTTTCGTCATTTGCGGTTAAATAACCCACTTTAATTGATTTCTTTTTAGATTTGTAGTATATCCCACCTGAAGGTAGGGTTACAACATCATGAGGTAAGTTAAACCCTTCGGTTCCCGCTTTAATTAAGTCTTGTTCCATATTGAATTGTTTTTATTATAAATAATAGGACAAGTTAGTTTTTTATAAAGATAATTCTTTTTTTAGTTCAGATATTATCCACTCAGGTCTTTCATTAATATCTTTTTCCCAATAACGAAGTAATATCATTCCGTGGTTTTGACATAAGGTATTTTTATAGTTATCATTTTTTTTTGTAAGTGATTGTGTTTCGTACAAAACTTCCGAATGTTTTGTATTAGGGTTACAGTGATAAAAATCTCCGTCAACTTCTATTAGTATATTTTTATCTTTAATTTTAAAGTCGAATAACCTTTTTTGAAACTCGTGTTGAAATTCGTAGTTAATATTAAGTAGGTTTAAAATGGTCTCAAATTTGGATTCTAATTTACTCTTTTTATTAGATAAGTTAGATTTTAACCATTTTATTCTTCTAATGGACGCATCTTCTTTTAATTTAGGGTTATTCTTATATCTTATTTTTTGAGATTTTGAATTTTTTATTTTGGATATCTCAGTTTTAGGAACTCCTTTTAATTTTTTAGAAATTTTTTTACCCCTTTCTTTATCATTACGTAATTTTTCTTTAATTCCCTCAATTTTTTCTAATGTTTCAGGTGTTTTATTTTCCCACCAACCAACATACTTACCTTCTTTCCAATTTTTCTTTTGAGTTTCAATTGCCTTTTGATGTGTGTTAGGATTTTTATGAAAATTATTTTTACCAGGAACTCTATTGTGGTGAGATTGTATAAATTTAGAATATCCTCTTCCTACCGACAAAAATTTTGTCGTTTTTCCACACCCACATTCACAAGTAGGTTTAACACCATTTAAAACATAATCAATATAAATTTGTTCTGAAGAAATATTATGTTTCTGAATAGAATGTGACCTTAAAGAGTTTAAACCCTCACATTCTTTTTGACATATTTTACAAAAAAAAATTCCCATATAAATAAATATATAGGAATTTCACAATATTGTCAATGAATCGATGTATTTTAATAGTTAAAAATCAATAAACTAATATACAACGGTCCATACGAATCGTGGCAGTAATACTCGCAATTGCGTCAGTATTATATGCTAATGAATCAAAGTTAACGTCAGATAACCAACTTCCCTCCATAATCCATTTTTCCACAACAACTCCTGTAGGGTCTAACATCTCAAGGTCAATATTTTTCTTATAACCCGCGGCATATCCCATACGACCTGTTACAGACTCGGCACATAAACGTACCCACTCCATAAGAGCTTGTGACGCTGAAGGTCCGATTGGGTCACGGAATTTAGCGTTTATTGTTCCCCAAGTGAAACGACCTGCTACATACGTTGATGTATTTAGGAACGGGATTTCAACTGGAGTAATTGTTATATGTGGTCTTGATGTTGATTCTACGAACCATTCGTTAATTCCCAAAGTAGAAGGGAAACGAAGAATGAACCTGTTTTGTCTTTTCGGTTCGTAAGGAATCGGCATTTTCATTAGTAAATCAGCCATTGTAATATTTTTTTGTTTGTTTGTTTATTTTATTATAAATATATCGAGATAAAAAATTTTCTCTTTACTTTGTTTTTTTTTATTTTAATCTTTCTAGTATAAGTTTTCTAGTTAATATGCTTTTTTAATTCCTCCTGCAGTTGAATAAGTTTTAATTATATTATCTGGTTCTTTTTCAAATGCAGATTTAACTTTTTCCACATTTCTTATATCATCATCTGAAAATCCTATTGTAGGTACAAAATTATTAGTTACTTTATTTTTAAGAAACGCTTTTTTGTGAATCTTTGAAGACATCTCCCTAACAAATTGAACAAACTCTTTTAAAGCTTTAATTTTACCTTCTTCAGGGGTGGTCGCAGAACTTTCACCATAAGATACAGGATAAAACTTACACATATCGAGATATTCTCTAATCATGTCTTTTTTAGACATTTCTCCTTCATCGGCTAAATCTCTATATTTTTCCAAATTCTTAACTAATTCACTTGAACTAATTCCCATATGGTTAGATACGATAAGATTGTAACATGCCTCTTTAATAACACTTGGGGTATGTCCCCTTGCCGTTACTATAGAAAAAATTGACCCGTTGTTAATTGCTTCAACAAAGTCTCTCCAAGCAGGTCCTGGTTTACCTAATAAAGAATCGACAATAAATTGTCTATCACCTTTTACACTAAAGTATTTAAAAGGGTCTTTTCCAAAACCTACAATAGTGTGACCTTCATATTCAAAAGGGTTTTTACCGATATCAATTCTATATTCGGCAAAATCTTCAGTAGACATTCCTACTTCATCACCGTCTTCATCTTTTAAAAGTATTTTAGTTGGCATGGTCATAATATTGTCATCCCAATCAAAGGCGTAGTATTTCATGTCGGGACTACCCTCTTCATCAATACCTTCTATAATTCTTTTTTTATGTTTTAACATGTTGGTTATTTAATAAATAAAGACAAGTCGAGTTTTATGTCGACTTGTCTTAATATTATTTTTAGATATTATCAAACGATGCACCTGTAGGAGTAATATAGAACGTGATGTCTATGAACTCAAGAGATTTAGTCGGTTTGATATAAATCTTACCTGTTAATTGGTTTCTATCTAAATCCGCAACGTCTGAGGAAACTGTTACACGGAAATCGTATAATCCTCTGTCTCTTCTGATTGCATCTAAGATAGGGTTAACCGCATCCAAGAAATCTTGTCTTACTTTCTCATCGTTTTGTTCAAACAATAATCTTACTGAAACCGCTGAAATTAACTTACGAGCTTGTAACAATAATCTTCTTACGTTGATTCTGTCAAGAGCAGATTCTCTAATTTGCATAGTCTTGTTACCCCAAATTACAGTTCCAACATCAGAGAAGGTTGCGATTGGGTTAATTCTACCTTTATAAAGAACGTCTCTGTCTTCTTGAGTAAGTTTCTTTCTCGCTTTGATAGCACTTACGATACCACGAGTGTAACCCGCCGCAGCGAACCAAGGGAAAGCGATATTATCTGTTAACGCCAAGTTTCTTGTTACCTCAGCCGTAGATGGGATATAGATTTGAGTGTTGTTTACAGTATCTCTTGTTAAAACCCATGGGTAATAAGTTGCCGTGTAGTTTGAGTCAATACCCGCAGTTTCCAAATTGTCTACCGCTTCTTGTGGATAAATCATATCTAATTGGTCACCTGTTGACGGTACAAACATGTTGTAGTCAGGTGTTGTACAGATATAAACTGAATCTGCTCTATTATACTCAATCATTTCAATTGCATCACCTACTAAGTCAGAGTGGTTTACATAATCAATACCTGGAGTAACGAATACGTTAATATTAACCGCCTCAGGGTTAGAGAATGTTTGTTGTCCTAATAAGTAAGCGTAATAGTCGGTGTTTGCCCAATCTTGCCCGTTGTTACCAACAGTAATTTGTTTAAACGCTCCCCATCCTGTAGCCGTTGGATATTTGAATGAAGGACATGCCCCATTTCTATAACCAATTCTACCTAATACGAATCTATCAGCATTTGTTCTGTGTTCAGTATAGATGTCCCAACCATCAAATCCTCCACGACATAATAACGAGAACTTACGAGCGTATAATCTATAATACGGATTCGCTTCGTTATCAGGGTCTGAAGTAAATGGTGCGGAACCTACGTAAAACGCTGGTGTACCACTTGTTGAAAAATAACTTGGTATCTTGATTACATGTGCGTTGATGTCCATATGGAATCCTCTTGTTCGGTACGCCCATTCATCACCTGAAACGTCTGTACAAACATCTAATGGTAATTGTTTACCTTTATATGTGTAGAAATCAACATCGAAACCAACAGTGTCAGAAATACCAAGATAAGTTCTACGAACATTATCACCATTACTTCTTATAATATCGTCAGCTCCTGATGATAAACCAAATGGTGGATTATAAACCACTTCACCTGGAAAATCATATTTTGTTTTGTAAATAGGGAATGGAGGACGAACACCAGCATATTCTCTAAAATTATAACCTTCAAAACCACAAGGTAATGCGTCTATTGGAGCATCCTCGTTAAGTTCAATCATGACATATTTAGAATTCAATGCGTATTCTCCGTCTAATGTACCAATTTTTTTAGCGATAAAACTATTATCGTTAAGGTCCATAGAACAGTTAGTGAATTTTTCAAGAACTACAGGACTGTTATCCGAGTCAAAGAAATCTCTAATTATTACGTCAAAAGTACCATTGTTAAATGAGATGTTAGCAATCGAGATTTTAACCTCAATATTCGCATCGTCTCCGTCAGCAATTGTTGTAAATTTAAATAAGTTGTATACTTTTGTACCTCTTAATTCGGATACAACCCATGGTGACACAGGTGATTGATATTTTTCAAGATACCAAGCAATTGAAGTTGGGTCAACACCTTGTCTTGCGTCAGGTAATGCCGTTAACTCACAATTTAATCCTCTAATAAATCCTTTTCTCCACCCATAAGTTAATAATGCTTGGAATCTCTCTTCAACAAACAACGGAACTACAGTTCTTGGTTTTGCAAAATTAGATTGTCCGAACACTTTAGAAATGTACTTACTATCTGAATTTGATAATGATGTTTCGAAGAAGAACGGATTACCGTCTTTATCTGTCACATTAATACCAAATGTTGAGAACGGGTTTTTAGTTACGCCTGAATAAGTTCCTGAACAATCCATTTGTACGTTATGTCCGTCAAAGTCATTGTATGCGTTAACACCACCTGGAACTTCATATACTGCACCGTTATCACTACCGTAAGTCGCCAATCCTCTTGAACGTAAAGTTGCCACCACTAAATCATCAAAATCTGTGAAAGCGGTTCCTTTATATATGTAGATTTGTCCTGTTAAAATACCAGTATAACATTTTGTTGGTTTAGGTAATGTTGTTGTTGTTGTTGTTCCTGTAGGTGTTGGGTTACAAGGGTCGGGGGTTGGTGTCGGTGTCGGTAAAGTACTTGTTGTTGTTGTAGTACTAATAACTTCCGTTAAATTTGTCACAATAGACCAAAAAGAGTAACCACTATAAACCGCACTTCCAACATTGTCAAATAATGCGTAATACCAAGGGTCGTTTTGTGGTGCCGCGTAATTAATCATGCTCTCATCAACATTCTCAACGTTAAATACGTTTGTTTCTGCCGTAAAAATCGGTGATAGTGAATTATATACATCACCTGAAATAGGTCCGTAATAATTAATGTTAGTTGTTTCCGCAATATATGGATTAGTTGCGTTCATGATATCAAAAATTTGATTTGTCATATCTTGATATAATGTACCAGTACTACCATTAAAATTTTCATATGGTAAATTTAATTTAGCGTCAATTTCTGATGGAATCGGTCCTGTAAATGAAATACTATTAACACTATTACTACATCCCGTAAATGGAATTGAGTAACTAATAATGTTAAATAAAGTACAATCAAACTCACAATTAACAGTTTGACCTGAAATACAATCGAACTCAACCGTTGTCGGATTAACGTTAGCCTTTGTAGTGATTGACCAAGACGGACCCGCATCATAACCTGATAAACCTAATACTCTTGTTACAAACAATTGGTTAGACTGTTGTAAGTAAGCTTTTGCGATATACGCCGCCTCATATTTAGGAATTTGTGTGTTTATGAATTTTTCAGGAGATGTTCCTCCGAAATATGCCGAAAACTCATCGAAGTTTCTGATAAAGATAGGTTCGAAAGCGGGACCTTTTTGAGTCTCACCGACAATACCTAAAGTTGTAACACCTACACTTTGTGCCACAAAACTCAAATCAACTTCAGAGGTATACACTCCAGGAGACACGAATACTTTGTTGTTTGTTGCCATTATTTTTTTTCTTTTAACTTGTTAATTTATTTTATAGATAAATATTAGAAAAAAAACCAAAATACTTTACTTTGTAGTAAGTATTTATAAATTGGGTAGAATAAATTCTGCCTTTTTTCTACCATGGACAATAAAGTAAAAAAAATAAAGAATCTAAAGATATCAATTGAGGTTCATGATATCCTAAAGACCTATTGTGAAAAGAAGGGAATTAAAATGTATCGATTCTTAGAAAGAATGATAGTTGAGAAGTGTAAGGAGAAACCTGATGTATACGGTGAGAATTAAATTGGGTCACCAAATAACCTAATTATTGATTCTATGGTATCGTCTGTTTTAACAATCACAAATTTTAACTTATCATTGGTGTTTATTTGGATTTCTGTTAAATCAGAACCATAATAATCATTGTTAATATAAACGTCAAAACTCTCAACATTAATTGGAGTAGCAATTATTATATTTGTGGTGTAATCAAATATTTGTGAGTTAACATTATTACCAACGACAAACAATACATCAATTTCATTACCTCCTATATTAATATCTTTCTTAACTCGTCTTTTTGTAGTACTAGTATCGAACTCAACAACTTGTAAAACTCTTGAAACCGCTGGAGAAACCTCAAATTCGTTTTCATCAATTAAAAACCCTAATAAGGTGAACTCGTAACTTTGGATATAAAATTTTCTTTTTTCCAAGTCCATAACAGATTCGTCAGAAATATTGCCCATAACAATAGGGATATAATGACCTTTAATAACTTGGTAGGCTTGTTTTGAGGCAAACTTCTCTATGACGTTTTTATTAAATTCATTGATTTCTCTCATTCTGTTACAAACTATTTTAACAGTATATGAAATATCTACAGGAACGGGTTGAGGTATTTTGTATATATCCATACCATTTCTTTGTCCGTCCCATGTTGGTACTTGAGCATAAAAATATTGTCGTCTATTTGGAATATTATAAAGTACTGCGGGATTTGAACCAAATTTTACTTCAGGAACTCTTACCGTTGTAATAAATGGGGGCTCAACATTCTTATCAAGATTCTGTAAATTCCACGTCTCAGTAAATTGACTCCAATTCTGAGTTGTTACTAAAATATCAATTGTTGGTATTATTTTACCATCTATAACCGTCTTTAATTCATTCTTAACAAATTCTAAAAACCCACCATCTAAATCGGCATGTAATAATGATTTTGGAAGAAATGTTCCGTCCTTATTAATTTTATCAACCAACTCCCGTCTTCTTGGTAGAAGAGTTTTAGATTCGGTTAAAGGAATATCTTTCTTTATTTTTTTAGGTAACGGCATCTTAAAACTTTCTTACTTCGTTAATTACGAATAATTTATTTTTTTGGTTAATCATGTCAACCTCTTTGGCTTTGTATACGGGTTCTTCTGTTCCTTTATAAACAAAACTATTGTATTTGTATGGGTCATATGTAACAATTTTATCTGTTGGTTCCTGTGGTATGTTTTCACAAGGGTATTCACAATAATCTACTAAATTACCAATAACAAATGCGTGAACATTTTTTCTTTTTTCACCTCTAACTCTATCTTTACCTCCTTGTCTAACACGGAATTCAACGTCCGATAGTTTAACATAATCGGCATGTAATATTACTATTGATTTATATGTTACAGAAAAAGTGTGTTTATGTAAATTATAATAAACCATAACACGTTTTCCTCGATAATCTTCTTCAGAGTTATTATGACCACATTTATGACAAATATAAGGGTCTTCACCACCATCTGATAAATCCCAAGACCATCCACATTTGTCACAAATTACTTCTTTATTTGTGACAGTTTCAAGAATCATTTTCTTTTGTCTTTCAGTTATAATAATTTTCATTCTTTTTAGATTGTTTAAATCCTTTTTTTATTTTATCATTATAAACCGCCGATATTATTTTTAAAAAATCAAGTCTTGTAAAATTAATATCAGGATATCTACTTCTAAATCTTTCACTAAGTCTTAGTGTCACCCAATTTTCGTATATCCCAAAATTATCGGGTTTGTTACCTGGCCCACTATTTTTAATGTTTTTATTAAGATGATGAATAACGTAATCAACAAGGTCGTCTATTTCGTATACTCTTCTTAATACTTCTAATTGAGTTTCTGTTATTAGTATTTTTATCATAAACCTCTAAATTCATTATTCACAACTGCAGATGCCATAATTGTTCTATAGAACGGTTTGTATCCCGCATACGTATGTTTATTATCGGATATTACCCTTCCATCATTATTAACGGTATAATATCTAACTCTATCCTCAGTCTCATAGTATCCGATATAATCGCCGAAACTAATATCAACACCTAACTCATCTAATTGTTTTTGATAAACAGAAACTTTTAAATTACCTGGTTCAAACTGTTCAATTTTAGAATTACCTAAGTTTTTATTCTCAGGAGCCATAATCTGAACATGACCTTTAAATTCAATTGGTGGTAAAAATTTAATACCATCACTTACAGTCTCTCCGTAAACGTTGTCCGTCTTTGTTTTTTGTCTATCAATTCTATATAATACTAAGGTGAAGTTCATATCTCCATACAACCATTCTTCTCCAAATCGGATTTCCAAATCATAATCTTCGGACCCAAAAAATTTCCCAATTCTTGTTATGGGTACTCTTAAATCACTCATATAAATTTTCTTTTATTGATAAATATTAAAAGATTCATTATTGTTAGGTAAAACATTAATCTTTGGATAATATAAACACAGGGAGTACAATCAACTTGATTGAACAAAAGGCGTTGTCAATACTTGACACGTATTCTGGTGCCAATAATTATATTCTGAAATTAAAATTTCAAAAGGAAACTAACAAAAAGTTTTACCCCACAAGAGCACAATCTGAATACATTATAAATTTTCATGAAACCTCACCTAAGGTAGCAAAAAAATGGGTTGACTTGGACCCCTATTTTGCAAAAAAAATCGCCGATGAAAAATTATACACCGAAATCCCTAAAGAAGTTTGGGTAGAAAAACTTTTAGCGGAAAAAGAAAAGTCTTATCATGTTTGGGGAAAAGTTCTTTCAGGGGAAACTATTCATGACTTTTGGTTACCTAAAGGAGCGTTACTTAAAACTCATAAAACAGAAAAGGTAGAAATCGATTACTCAAAGTATAATCACCGACCACCACTTAATCATCAGAAAGATGCGATAGAAAAATTAGCGGGGTCAAAACGTTTTATTTTGGCAGATGATATGGGGTTGGGTAAGACCACCTCAACAATTATTGCCGCGTTAGAAACAAAGGCTAAGAAAATATTAATTATTTGCCCGGCATCATTAAAGATTAATTGGCAACGAGAAATTGAGAATTATACGGATAGAAGTGTTTATATTGCGGAAGGGAAACACTTCTCAACAGAACACGATTTTGTAATCGTTAATTACGACATCTTAAAGAATTTTTACGATTTAAAGGATAAAGAAAATTCTCTAATTACCAAAAGTAACTTTGAATTAATTGTAATTGATGAGGCACACTATATTCAGAACGGTCAAGCTCAAAGAACTAAATTAGTTAATAGTTTTGTAAAAAGTGTGGATAAACTTTGGTTACTAACAGGGACACCAATGACTTCACGACCAATGAATTACTATAATTTATTGTACCTAATAGAAAGTCCCGTTGCTCAGAATTGGATGGCATACGCAATCCGTTATTGTCAAGGATATCAATTCAAGGCGGGTAACCGTAAGATTTGGAATGTTAGTGGGGCATCTAATTTGGAAGAGTTGAGAGATAGGACTTCCAGACAAGTTTTACGAAGATTAAAAACAGAGGTGTTAGATTTACCTGATAAAATCATTTCACCAATTTACTTGAGATTAAAATCAAAATTATATGAAGGCCTGATGGGGGAGTATTATGATTGGTATAAAAATAAAAAAGAAGAGTCCTCATCATTAACCGTGCAATTTTCTAAACTAATGAAAGTTAGACAAGTTATTGCCGAAGAAAAAATAAATGATACAATTGAGCTAGCTCAAAACATTATTGACCAAGATAAGAAAGTCATAATTTTCACAAATTTTACAGATACATTACAAAAAATACATAGTCACTTTGGGAAACAATCCGTTTATTTAGACGGGTCTTGTACTAAACCACAAAGACAATATGCCGTTGACCAATTTCAAGAGAACGACAAAATAAAAGTCTTTGTCGGGAACTTAAAAGCCGCAGGTGTTGGTATTACATTAACTGCAGGTGAAGCGGTTATTATGAACGATTTGTCGTTTGTTCCATCGGACCACGACCAAGCTCAAGATAGGGCATATCGTTACGGACAAAAAAATAGTGTCTCAGTTTATTACCCAATTTTTGAGAATACAATTGAAGGTGTTATCTACGATATGTTATCTAAAAAGAAAAATATTATCGATACCGTAATGGGTGATAACATCGAAGACAAGGGTGATTTTGTTGAGTTGTTAATGAACAAGATTAATAATGTGAGTTAGTTTCATATTTATATAATATGAAAAAAATACAAGAAAAGATTAACATAATTACAGAACAGTTAATCGTAGAGGAAAAAAAAGACAACCAAAAACTTTTTTTGACTGAAATGAAAAAAATAGGAATTGAAAAATTACCTTACGCCTATTCATCCCTTAAACAGTTTATTGACGCGGAAACAATGGAGTACCATTATAACAAACATTATAAAGGTTACGTTGACAAATTAAATTCCGCATTATCAAAAAAAGACTATGGTGATTTAGAGTTAGAAGACATTATCAAATCAATTGGTAAGTACGATAAAACAATTAGAAATAATGCAGGTGGGGCGTTTAACCACGCATTATTTTGGAAAATGTTGTCCCCAAAGACACAAACACCAAATGGTGATATCTTAGATAAGATAAAGAAAGACTTCGGAACATTTCAAAAATTTAAAATTAAATTTGAGGAGGTTTGTAAAGACCGATTTGGTTCAGGATGGGTTTGGTTAGTTTTAACTAATCGTAATACCCTAAAGATTGTCTCAACACCAAATCAGGATAACCCATTAATGAATGTTGTTGAGAATGGGGGTTACCCTGTTTTAGGATTAGACTTATGGGAACACGCCTATTATTTAAAATACAGAAATAAGAAAGATGAATATATTCAGAATTTTTGGAAGTGTGTTAATTGGAAGTTTGTGAATCAATTATTGGGGATGAGATTAAAGAAAAAAATGGATGAAACCGTTTTATTACGAGAAGTTTTATCTGAGGGTAAATCAGAAAAATGTGGTAGAGATATGAATGAGGCGATAAGATTTGTTTTTAACATTAATCCGAAAGTTAAAAATACTTTTAGACACGGTATTGAAAAGATACTACAAGAAATTTATCCTGATAACTATTATGGTCAAAACGAATATGGTGACGACCAAATGTCGGGCATCTATGATTTAGAAACAGAGGGCAGGTCGGTGATTAATAAACTCAATACCAACTATACTTGTTTTTGTATTTTGTTAACGGATATTAACAAAGTTATGGTTCATGAAGGTAATCCCGAAATTAAAATTATTGGGTTAAAACCTTTTGAACAAATTAGTGAAACCAAAAAATTTGTTAAAATGTTGGACGAATATAAGTCAAGAATTTTTACTCCTCACTCAGGGACATTTCAAAATTTAATGGCGACGTTAGGAATTACTCACGACATAGGAAGTAAAACCGAAGATTATTCGGTTGTTTTGTTAAAGAAACAATTTGGAGACGACAATGTAGAACAAATTGGAGAGTTAGGGAACAAAGAGGACATGATTGGAGGAATCGATTGTAAAGTAACTGTTGACGGTAAAACAAATACAGTTCAAATAAAACCGTTCAGTAGAATCAAACAAGAAGACGGTAAAATTATTGTTTTAGACTCTGGACAAGTTAAAAAATACTCTACCGATTGGATGGCTTTCACCAAAAAAAATAAAGAAGTTTTAATTTTCAATAATAAAAAAGTGAAGATAACTCGTGGAGTTTATGTTTTCCCTGAAGAGTCGTTAATTTATACATTAAATTGATATTTATATATAAACACAAATCATGGCAGTTATCGCAGAACCAGAAAGAAGTCAATTATATAAAAGACTAAAGCACTTGTTAGGAGCACCACTTAGAAGTGTTGAGCTCGAGGATGAGATGTTAGATTCTTTACTTGAATTGTCAATTGAGGATTATTCTCAGTATGTCCAAGATTGGTTAATCGAATCACAATGGACCTCATTATACAATCTTAATTTAGATACTCAATCATTATCAAAAGCGTTTATCACAAAAAGTTTAACTTACGAAGAAAGGTATACTTACGCGTATTCTAAAATTGTTGGTTTACAGGCTGGCGGTGATTCTGTTTTAAAGAAAGATTATATACAGTTAGTTAGAAACCAACAAATGTATGAAATTCCTGCAGGAAGAGAAATCAACGAACTTTTATGGTTTTCTCCGGCAGAATTAAACAATATGATGTTTGACCCATGGTCTTTCGGAGCATTAGGTGCTGGCGGCGGATTAGGTGGTGGAGGTGGTCTTGCCCAAGGAGGTGGTATGGCTGGAGGATACTTTATGATGCCCGCGTTTGACATGTTACTTAGAATGCAAGAAATTAACATACAAAGAAGAATTATTGCAGGAGATTTAACATATAAAATTACCGCGTTACCTGATGGTAAAAAAGCAATTCATTTAATGAATACACCTGGTGGTAAATTTGATTTTGGTAACGGTACTATGACAAAAGGTAGGGTTTGGTATCACTATTATGATGTTGAGGGTTCCGATAGAGATAAATGTCTAAAAGATAATCCTGATATCATTAAATTACCATCAGACGTTCCTTTCGATAAAATTGATTGGGTTGATTTAAATAACCCGTCACAAATATGGATTCGTAGATGGTTCTTTGCATACGCTAAAGAGACGTTATCAAGAGTTAGAGGTAAATTCAGTGGAAACATTAAAACACCTGATAGTGAATTAACTATGGATTATGCGTCATTGGCGACTGAGGCCAAAGACGAAAAATCAAAATTAATCGAGGAACTTATTGGTGCCGAAGGTAGGTTAACAAGATTGAAACCAGAAAAAGTTATGGAACGAGAGGCGTTACTTGCGGAAAACCTAAACAAACAGAAAAAATTTACGGCAATGCCAAGACAAATATATGTAATCTAATGAGAACTATTAATTTTACCCCAAGAAAAAATGTTGTCAGATATCAGACAAGAATGTCACCGTCAACAATTATTGTAGATGGTACGGAAATACTCCACGAAAAAACTCACAAGTTAAATAAAGAGTTATTAATTGTTGTAAGAGATTCTGAAAATTCTGAAATCATTTTAAACTCAAAAGAATATACCTACACCACCGTTAAGTCTTTAATTAAAACAATAATTAAGCCTGATGTTGGTTTAATTGATGAGGAGTGGGAAGAACTCCTATTAGAAAAAGGTTCCTGTGTACAATTCCAATTTGTAGAAGACGTATGGTTAATATTATCCTCAGATGGGATAAAGATTGATTAAACAAACTCTTCCCACCCAGTTTCCGCCAATTCATAAATATAGTTTGGACTAATACCAACCCTATCCCAAAACTTTAACTCTAAATCAGTGATAGTTAATAAATCTTTGACAGTGTCTTGGTCACTTTCTTTAAACGGTATTCCATTAATCATTTCACATTGTTCTTTAGTAAAAAAAGACCTGTCTTCAGGATTATTAACAATTAGATTGTTTCTAATCTCTTCTTTAAATACAATTAAAAGAGGCTCAATTCGTTTATTAAATGTCACAATCGCTCTTGGTACATTATATTCTCCTCTCATATCAGGATTATTTTCAATATCATTTGTGTTTAACATATAACTATTAATTTGAATCATTGAGGTATCGGATTCCTTAGGGTAACCCCCATACATATCAAAGTGATATTGAAGTTGTTCAGTACTCCATCCCTTTTTAAGTTTATTTACCTTTTGAACATCTCCTTGCGATGCTTTAGTTCCATTATTAACATACATAATAACGTCCCCTAACTTAACATTTAATTTATGAATTATCGCCAATTCTAAATGACACATACGTGACATTAATGACCCTGCTTTAGTTGTTTGAGTACATCTTTTTTTATAATCATCTAAGGATAGTTTAACTTTAGCTCTTTGAGCAATCTGTTTTAACGGAATATCTTTTTCATAAATTTTTTGTACGTATTCATAATACCATTCAATAAATTCTTGGCCCTTACCCTCTAATAATAACTTAATTCCTTTATCTAAAAACACCTCAATATATAATGGAAGTTTTTTAGATTTAATGGAATTTCCTGTTAATTTAATTTTACCATTGGATTCCATTGTTGCGTAATTCTTTCTACTTAAATTAATACAAGATTCCCAAACTCCATCGCAATCTAACCCCATACTATTTTTCATAAATAAATCATTATATTCTGCGGTGTCGGCATAGTAACCTCTGTATTCCTTACCCTCTTTAACCAACCAATTTATCCCTTTACCGATATAAACTCTGTCGTCAACACCTCCTTCGGGTAAACTAAAATTGACACCATCTGTATCAAGAACTAAAGGGGTGTAACCTCTTTTCATAAAAAATTTAACCATTTGTCGAAGATATTGTCTACCAGTGCAGGTAATCTGTTCTCCAATGTTCATTTCTCCCCAAGCATAAACGTGAGGAGCACTTAAACCACCAAATAATGAGTTGATGAAAATCTTAATTGGGAGTTGTTTACGGTCGTATGTTAATGATTTTTTAGAATCGATGTCTTTGTATTCCGACGCTAAATTTTTATACGTAATACGAGAATTACGGAAGTACGCCAATAATCCTTTCATCGCCCCCATTACATCACACTTAGGGAACACATCGTGGGTTAATTGAATTGCTGGATATAGTGATGAGTAATCGAGTTTTAATACGTTTCTTGAATATCCAACTTTAAGTAGTCTTGATAATCCTCCTACAAAATCGGTTTTTTGTTCTTTTTTTGGAATTGCCAATTTATGTTTATATGACCATGCTAACATAATCATCCGCCATAATGTCGCAGTTCCCATTGTTGAAACTCTTTCGTAAGTTGTTGGTACTAATGAAGCCAATAGAAAAGTTCCTTGATTAAACTCGTCATCGACCAATAATGTTTCCTCTAAGTCATCGTCAAGATATCTCTCTACAATATTATCTCCCGTAACTTTAATATAAGTTCCAGGAAATCGAGTATCTAAATCATTGAATTCGGGTTTATCCGCTCTTTTGTATTTACCGTTTTTAACATTTAACCAATATTCATTTTTATCCTTATACATTGACCCAATCTCTTCATGGGATATATATACACGGTCAGGGGCCTCGGCTTTAATGTACTGAGTAATGTACTTCAAACCCGCAGACTTAATACCCGAATTAATTGCTTGAGCTCGTCTTACAGAGTGAATAATATCAATTACATTATAACCCCAAATACCAACTTGATTGTATCTCTCAACCTCATTGGCAAGTTTTAACATATTTTCGCTCTGTCTTAAATTTTGTTTTGGATTTAAGGTATGACAGATTTTTTTAATGTCTAAATGAAGTGCCTTACACCTCTCCAATATCCAAAACCAATCGAAGTTTGCCGAATTGTACCCACCAATAATACTTGGTTTTAATTCATCAATAATTCTAAAGAATTCAACCAAACCTCTGCGTTCCTCATCCTCATCCGAACACTCAATAACTTTCTGATAACCTTTATTAGTTTTAATTCCTATCATGAATATACGACCGTCTTTTGGTTCTAACGCGGTCGTCTCTAAGTCGAATACAAATCGAGTGATGTCATTGTATTCTTCATATCCTTTAAATAAACGTTTCTCTCTTGAAATTAGATATTGTTCTACAGGAGGTAGAATCATAATCTTGTCTTTGGTGTTTTCTCCCCATGGGTCTACCCCACCCTCTCTAAAAAATTGGATTAATTGTCGATAACCTTTTAAACATTTGACAATATATTTTAATCCTTGTTCTAATCTGTCATTACCTTTGGTCTCTAATTTCTCAATCATAATTCCATGTTTGGACATGGCCTCTTTCTGAAGACCTTTTGATGATTGATAAAAATTTAAACCACGTAAATCACCAACCCACGCAAATGGGGTAAAAGTATCTTTACGTATTTCTTTTCCTTTCCCAGGAATTTCTTTGATTTTATAAATTGAGTCCGTTAGGTAATCAAACTCAATGGCAACGATGTGCTCTTCAGGGTCGTTCCCTTCTAGGAACGATTTAATTTCTTCTTGACTAATCACTATAAATTATTTTAGTTGGTTTATTAGCTACCGAATTAGGTCGGCATTTACCTTTGTAAATAAATATAGTTTTTGTTTTGTTTTATATCAACTAAGTTTTTGAAAATATTTTGATATCCGTTGACTTAATCTAACTCTTGGGTCGTTTTCCGTTCTTCCAACCACACTATATGGAACTATAAAACCAAAACTTAAAAACACTCGTCTTGAGTTAAATTCTTCTGTCCAATGTTTATATAGAGACGCCTCAAAAC